GATGTTACTACCAGGAGGGTGTTTCTCCTGGGTTCACATGTACTAGGTATAATGTACTATGGCGCCAGCGGCGTTGCAACGTCACCGAAACACCCAATGACGATTTTGTTGTTGATAAATATATCGATGATTGGTAGCTGAAGCGGGACTCGAACCCGCAAGGTCATGTGACCGGGAGATTTTCTTACCCTCTACAGTTTTCACTGCCAACCGAAGTTGTTTGTGGTCTGGACTTTCTCTTCACCTTCAGCATTACCTGTTAAGGGCTGGCCGTCAAGTCTCTACACCTTCCCTTTCGGGCTTGGCTCGGGATTGCCATCAGCTTTATCTGTTAAGGTTTCCCCGAATTTGACCAGATTCACTCATGGGATTTCTCCCAAGGTGCTCAATATTTGATCAAGTTTTTACCTTGATCCCGCGAAGTCTCCTGTGTATACCGATTCCACCATTCAGCCAAAATTGGTAGGGCTAGTAGGATTTGAACCTACAACCTGCCGGTTATGAGCCGGACGCTCTGACCTGATTGAGCTATAGCCCCGTATTTTGAAGTTGTGTGGTATTTCCACCAACTTTTACTTTTAGATTATATCTCCAAGGACCTGTGTTTACAAGACTTCAGCGATATATTTTTTGAAGAAAAAGTGATGAGGTTCCCAGCTTCCTCATCTAGACACAGCCTGTAAGGTCAGTACTTCGACCACGCTTACGCAACCACGAGCCAGCATCACCTGTTTCTCTCTGGTCTGTGTCCCCCACATAAATGGCGCGCTCACCAGGACTCGAACCTGGGACCCACGGCTTAGCTTACCACTATAGCTTTCGCTACCACCGAAGTGTTTGTGGTCTGGACTATCTCTCAACCATATCCCATTGGGACTTAGGCCACTCCCGTTTAGTCTCTACACCTTCCTCTTTCGAGGCTTGGCTCGGGATTGCCATTTTAAAGGTTTCCCCGAATTTGAGAGTGTACGCAACATACTGTTTCCAATATGAGGCTCCTATTGCTTAAAGGCCGTTGCTCTATCCAGCTGAGCTATGAGCGCATTCACAATAACTAAATGCTTTTCGCTATTAAGTTTTCAAAGGTCGCGGTGGTTAGTTTCCATCCCCACCAACATTTAGATTATATCACAGTGGCCGTTCGTTTACACGCTTTAGAAGATTATTTATGACTTCTTGTTTAGACTTAGGTGACGACTTTCATTCTTCGTCTTCCTTTGTATTATATAAACCACAATTACAAGCGTGCCAATCTTTATGCCAAGGGCAATCTAGTGGATGCTCAGATAGCCCTTGATAAGAGCTTTCCCTTTGAGGAATCCATTTGATTTTCCACTTGATCTTTGTTGGCGCAATCATAGGCTGTGCTGTTACCATTTGGTCTGCTGTTGGGATCCAACTGGAATAATCACACCGATTACAGCCAATAGCCCACCCTTCGTCTGGCGGGGTTAGTGCTGTTATCTGCAGGACACCCTCGTCACACTTGTGGCACCTCATCCTTCGTTCATCCGCTTGACCATACGCTCGGCTGCTTCTTTCGAGGCTGACCTCGCATAACAGACAGGTTCATCGGTCTTGCAAAATTTCTGCATCAAAAAAATTCCCCAGCCGTCGGGCTCGAGGGGTCTAACTTCCCACTTCATTCTTTGCTCTCCACTCTGTAAACTCCGTCTTCTTCGATAAGTACCTTTGGTGGACCGTGTCGGTCTGTCAAAACTTTCCACCACTCAGGGCTCGCAATCGAGCACTCTTGACCGAAGTGTTTCTTAAGCCACTGATGTCGAGCCCAGCCTCCCAGCCAGCTTGTCGGGCGAGGGACCCATATTGACTTGATCTTATTTCCGAGCGCATCGACATTGTGCGCTTCTATGAATTCGCAGCTACGAATCACTTATAGACCTTCCTGTAAGCGTCGACCACGACGTCTCCGTCACGCTCATATACTCTGAACTGTTCATATACATGAGGTCGCTCACGAGGGTCTGCCTGCAGGTTCTTCATCACGACTCGCTCTTCAGGGTCTTGGAGCTCTAACATTTTGATAAGATCTTTTACTTTCAAGCTGCACCTCCGATGTACTGCTTTGATGCTTCATACAACATGATATTCGCCGTCTGAGCGGTGTTCAAGCAAAAGCCTGGGCCTCTCATATCGATCTCTACGCAGTCGGCAACATGAATAATCTCTCCAGGGACTCCAGATGTTTCATGTCCGGTAAAGATGCATGTAAGACCCTCAAACATGAAATTATAATCACGAAGCTTTTCAGACTTTTCGCAAAGCTCAGCAGCTACGATCTTCACGTGGTTATCTGTACACCACTCGATAAATGAACGAGGACTCTTATGCTGAACAATCTCTACGAGATCGCACATTGATCCAGAAAGCTTCTTTAGCTCTGCGCGGTGGGGCACAGATCCGACAACATGGACCTCTTTCACGCCAAAACATGCAGCGGCACGCATCACGAAAGCAAGGTTTCCATCATGCTCGAAATTAACACAGCCGATAATGACTGGTAGATACTCTGCTGTCTTCTGCTTTTCAGCATACCTCTCTCTACGTGTCATTGAACGAGTAGAAGGAGGGAAATCATACGTAATCATCTTTAGTCCCAAGGGTGGCAATCACAAGGATAACAATCACAGACTTCACAGTTGACCTTTTCTACGTCAGAAACAAAAGCAAAAACAGGTATCGGTGCTGGCTCATCAGGATGCTGAACTAGCACTTCTAATCCAGTGTTCGAGCCGTCGGCATCAATCACCTCAAGTACTATACCTGTGACACCTACCCACTGGTCAGGTTGGTTAGGGCCATAGTACTTTGGTTTAAACTTGACAATATCACCCGTCTTAATACTAAGCATTCTTAAACTCTGTTACTATGTGAGGCTTGCCCACATCATCCGCATTTCTTGGTGGATAGAACTATGAGCGTCAACATCTTGCTGGATCTTCTTACGGAGAACTTTATGTAGTCCCGGATTCACCCTTAGCGCGCGAGGCATGATCTCATGTCGGATGAAGTTTCTATTAAACCTCGTGTCGTTGTTACTCTCATCGTAGTGATACACCACGTCTTTCCTGTCACACCAATCTTCAAAGACGGCTTTCCGGGTTTGCAGAAAGGGTCTCAAGTAATTGTCTCTCTTAGAAGGAATAAGCTTAGGGTTTCCATTCAAAGAGGTGAACAGCCATGTCTCAGCCACATCGTCAAGGTGATGACATGTGACTACAGGAAGACCACCGCAACTGTCACTAAAAAAAGAATAACGAGCTTGACGCCAGAAATCTTCAAGTGACTGTCCCGAATCAGGGGATTCATCAAGATGGCCTACCACCAATTCTAGATTGTGTAGATCACAATACTTCGTTACTACCCTCTCGGCGGCGGAGGCGCCGTGGGTGCCGTGATTAAAGTGGAGGACCTTGACCCTTCTATTCTGTCGCAAAAAGTCAAGGGCTGCCATAGAATCAGCCCCTCCAGAAACGGCAACTGCAATCTCAGAAGGAAGCTTAAAAGAAAGTCGGATCATTGATTCATTTCTCCGATTAAACATTTGGTAGGGCTAGTAGGATTTGAACCTACAACCTGCCGGTTATGAGCCGGTTGCTCTGACCTGATTGAGCTATAGCCCCTCATGATGATATAGTATAAAAGCGAGCTAATTTGTACAGAGAGAAAGTAGTCTAAATTCATTACCCTCTAAACAAACAGACTCTCCATCCGATGTTAAGAAGTGATGCATCTTTCTCTTGACGTCGTCAATGTGGATCGAAACTGGACCGACATAAAACAACGTAGATTTGAACCCACGCTCTCGAGCTTTCTTGTGATTCATCTCATGGGGAATCAGCCAGCCTACAGGGATATCTGATTTTGTCTTACGACTGACTGCAACATCCCACCCAAGAGCTTCAACAAAGTCTCCGGGCTGACACTCTTTAATTAGCATCTGACTCCCTTGATAAAGCGTCACCTATGACAACACAGACACCGCAATATAAAACCAGCAGCTTAATGGCTACTTTAGACATCTTGCGGTAAGCTGCTTGTCTAATGCTCATATGCTATTTTATGTTTGGGGATATCAGTTTACAAATTTAATCTAGGTCTGCTCTCATCAAGTCAGAAAAACTATGAAGCACTTCTGTGCCGTCAGGGTATCTGACTCTGGCTTTTCGAGCTACGGAAGGTGTACCCTCTGTCGAATAGTGCATGTGTTGAAGCGGCACATCTTCAATAGCAACGATCGTCCCTACTCTATTCATCTGCATAAAGTGGTACACTGGCATCCCAACTCTAAACTTGTTCATATCTACTCCTGTTCGGCTCTTTTCCAAATATAAGGCACCCAGGCGTAGTGTTTACGCGTCTTTAGGTAATCGAGATTTTGATCATTGTCATATGCTTCACGTTCAAACGGGTTCTCGTAATACGCGGTCTTACCGTCCCTGTATCTAAACAACCCTATGATATGAAACAGCCCGTACATCAGCCATTGAAACACAAAAAGCATCTCTAGCTGTTGGCGGTAATGTATCGTCTCATGATTCTTTGTCTTCTCGCTCATCACACCACGACAGACAACAAGGAATGCAAAAGAAAATGCATAGACATCGATGGGTGCGATCTTGGACAACCACACTGGGAGTCTGGAATTCTCTATAAAAATTGGAAACATACTTACTCTTCCTCTCTATTCCACTTACTGTGACTTAGCCACCTGCTGGCTATATCATCCGCTTGTGATAAATCAATAAGCTTCGCGCCAACTTGATTTTCTAAATAACCTCTGATTAAATCATCAACGCTGCGACCAGTTCTGGAAGCCTCAGCTCGGAAACCGATTAGGAACGCTGGTACCTCGCAAGCGCTAGTGAAATAATCGTAGTAAGAATCGCCTTCGGCTGGCGGGAGCCTAGCACAACTCGGTCTCTCAAAGGGGCCGCCTTCTTGGGTCAGGTGGTGTACCTCATGTGCGACAACATTGGCTAGCTCACGCTCAAGGGTCATTATCTCTTTAGTTGTAACCTGGAACCCGGGTCTTAAACTGATCGTAATCTCCACACTACCACTTTCCCCACCCCAGCCAGCATGAGCGTCGACGTTCCAACCCGGATGCGACTCTTCAAAGTCTACTGGCACGATCTCTACGTTTACTTCGAAAAAAGGTGTAGAATCATCATCGTAATTCTCAGCCCATGCATCAGAATCTATAGGGTACGGCCAACTATAGTCGAAGACTTCATCTACTTCAATCTCCTCGTCACCCATTTCATCAGGTAAGAGGCTCATGACATCGTTAATCACATCATCTATGACATCGTTATAATAGAAGTCGGCGTCTGAAAGTCTATATTCTGACTGCTCTTGTAAGTCAACTGCTTCACTAAGCTTAGGCATGTCGTTGAATACTCCATTTACAAAATCGCCGGCTTGAAGCCCATTTTTTTTGAACCATCCTCGGTTAACTTCTAGAGCACAGGAAGCAGGACCTGGCGAAACGACAGACTTTAAACTAAAGGGTTCCATTTCTTGTATGCTCATAATTTCGCCGGTGTCAGATATGAATGCAATATCAAGCGGGATCCCTGTATCTTTCATCCAGAATGATCGAGGCTCAGATGTGGGCCACCTGAACAGCATTCCAGAATTTTCTTCTAGATCTGCGGCGTACATAAGGCCTTTTGCTCTAGAAGCGTCATCATCCGCTGCATGGACTACAAGCGGGACGCCTTTTATCGAAACGTTCACTCGTGCTCTCCATAAATCGACATATAGCGTTCGCCTCGGTCACAGAGCATAGTAACAACAACACCTTCTGGGTTGTTTTTTTCTATCCAGGCTTCGCTAGCAACAATATTAGCACCAGCACTGATACCGACCAAAAGTCCTGATTCTTTCGCTAATCTTTCCGCTCTCTCTATTGCATCAGCAGTACGAACCTTTATGATCTCGTCCATATCATTGTCTAATGCTAGAAATTCTTTCCCATCAGCAATCCCTTGAATCCCATGAGGCGACTCTTCAGGCTGGACCATGATTACCTTGGCATCTACAGAGGAGTCCTTTAGAAACCTACGGACACCCTCTATAGTACCGCCTGTACCTGAACCGTGGATGAAGGCGGATAGCTTTAGGCCCCGAGATGATACGTCGTTGTAGATCTCTGGTCCTGTTGTAGTAAAATGACATTGAACGTTCTCTTTATTACTAAATTGCTTCGGCGACCACACATTATCATTACGAGCTATAAACTCATCGCGCATCTCTATCGCTCCAGTGAAGTCATCATCTGGAGCGTCAATTATTTCAGCTCCGTAAACACGCATCATCTGCTTTCTTTCTTCAGACATGTTACGAGGCATAAATATCACGCAGCGGAGGCCTAAAGAAGCAGCTACCATGCTTAAAGCTATGCCTGTGTTTCCACTAGTCGCATCGCAAAGCACAGTCTTGTCATTAATCTCGCCTCTTTTCAAGGCAGAACCCACAACGTAGGTTATCATCCTGTCCTTGACAGATCCAGAAGGGTTGTATGTCTCTAGCTTTGCGTACAAATGATCAGCTATTTTAACCAAGGGCGTGTTTCCGCATAGCACCATACATTCGTTCATACTTTCACCTTCAAAACTTCCAATATCTCGATTGGAGTAGCAATATATTCATTCCACAAAGACGTCCTTAGCTCACCGTCACAGGTTTCTAACTCGTAACAGATGTTATTGAAGTCTTCGCCAGGGTACTCTAGACGATAAAGATTACAAGCACGGCGGCCGGTATCAACAGCCATAGATTTTATGTCGCTTCTGAAGCCAGCCCGAACATTTCCCAAAAGCTTTATGATGATATTCGAATCGGGACGAAAAAACGGTCTCTCTGCGACTGTAAACGTTGATATATCAAACGCAGAACCAGAATCAATGGCTTTTTGAATCCTCTCAACACCTCTGATTGTTGTGTAGTGGAGAAGTTCTTTTGGGTTGTTGGTGGAACCGTACAATTGAGTAGTGAACTCATCATCCATCAGGACATATGGCTCTAGATCTCCTCGAGAGTAGAAATACGCAAATCGCAAGCGATTTATGTCCTTAAAGTAGTGACCAAACTCTTTCCTCAACCCCCAAAAGCGGTGATTGACAAAGTCCTCCACAAAATCAAGGACGTTCTTCTTTGTTAGAAGGTCCCATCTCTCGACCTCATCGTTTAGTTGGTATCCGAAATATCTCTCTACGATCGCTATGAGTCTTGGGTCTGTATACTGTCCACCTCTGGTATCGACACCTTCTTTCTGGAGTTCTAGGAGCATCTCAACAGCCAGCTGCCACTCGTCAAGAGTAAAGAAACTAGAGTCTGGTTTCACATAACCGCGTACTTTCTCTTTGGACTCTAGAAGACACTCACGTACGTAGGTTCTTATTGTAGATTCGTTCACAAGACAATCCTTAAGATCAAACAACAATAATAAATATGCGGACCAGGTGGAGGATTACAGGTTAAACTGTATCAGTGATGCTTGTGACTGTATACTTTCTTCTTGTATACTTTTTTGTGTGGATGGGTCTTATATTTCTTGTAACCCTTGTGCTTCTTATGCTTGTGATAGGAAGGTCCATGTTTCACAACTCTATAGCTGCTTTTGTGGTGGTGACTGTAACCATGGTGATAGCCAGGACCGTACACAGTCACAATCTTTTTTGCGGGCACATACACGTACTCGTACTCACAGTCATCATAAACATAGTATGGTGAGTGAAACGTGGCGGCGCAGCCTACAGTCGAAAAAAATAAAACAGACAAAAACGCGATGTATTTCATACTTTACTTACCTCCTTTCTCTAGTAGTAATCGTCATAAACACATTCTTCAATTACGAACTCCCATTCGCAAATATCTTCCCAAAAGCAAGATTCATGAGAGCATCCAGCATAGTCACCATTGAGGTATTCCCAAGTGCAACAATAGCCAACTTCGTACCCATAGTCAGTACATGTAACAGGCTGATGATAGAAAGGTGCCTCTAGGGTTTCAAAATACGGATCACAGCTCGTGTATGTATACGTCTCTACTACGGTAACTTGCTCTTCAATTACCTGTGGTACGTCGGTCGATTCTTCTACCACAACAACAGGGGGCTCGTGATGATGAGCCGGGTAGTATACAACGGGAGCTGCTCCGAATTCACACCCGCCTAAGAGCAACCCACAGACTATAGTTACAACTGCTTTTTTCATGCTTAACCTCCTTACAAACATATAGTAGGGAGAACCGTAAATTAGATCATGAAATAGTACTGGTTTTCGGTTACAATCTAAAATTTAATTTTTAGTCACCTGGAACGCGTTTCTACAAACTCGGAGACCCAAGAATAATCTTGGTAGATGACTTTGCTCCGAACTTCTTGGTATACCACCCGTTCACGCTCTTAAAAAGGGCTGGAGCATTCGGGTCAGGATGAGCTCCGTGAAAGATAATATCATCCCCAGCAAGTAACTGCATTACTACAGCTTCATCCTCGACTGCTGGCGCACCACGCTTAAGCATCGCATAAGCGGGCTTGCCGCTAACTTCACCCCACCAGTTCGAGCCAGAGCCAATAGAGCCGCCAGCTCTCAACTCAGAAGATTTGTCTTTGTAAGCGTTAGCTGCTGCAGCTGTACCATCATTCGCGGCGGCGCCCATCTTCGTACCACCGATATCAGGCTTCGCAAATAAAGCGACGTCAGGTTCAGGATCTTCGTCGATGTCTGCAACTACCCAGAACCTGTACCTTTCAAGGTCGGACGGCTTCTTGACTTTAAAGTGACCACCAATTGGAGCGTATGTCGACTGCAGCATATCATAAAGGTCGTCAACGATAACAGATCTCATAGGGTCTCCTGCCTCAACAGAAACCCATTCACCCTTTGGTAAAGAGGCTTCAGGAGCGGGTTGCTCTATTTGCTCAAGAATTATTTGTCTTATAAACTGTCTTAGAACGTCCATTGTACTACCTTTAGTGTTAAGTATTCCTGTTATCTTCTACTTTTCATCTTTTCGACTTGTGTATAAAGCTTACTCATGAACTTACGAGTTGATTTATCGTCGGGCCCAAGAACCTCGATATAGTGCTTAACAGCGTTGGGCAGTCTATCATCAGACAGATCAACCTTTTTACTGAGTATTGCGTCAATCTCTTTAGCGGAGTATACAGCGATCAAGTCTTCGGCGGCATCGTGAGCGTGAGCATCGATCTCTATATGAGAACTCAAGTACTTCTTCTGCCACTCCGGATCATCCGCGGAGCCCGGCGGAATCTGGCGGGGATCTTTCAGCATTTCCTCAAAAGCGGCGGTGTCATCCAGCCCCTTATGGGCAGCCTGTTTTTTCATCTGTCGATAATGTACTAGCTCGTGTCTCACTGTTGCTGTAATATGACGGACTAGCTCACTGGTGTTCAGAGCTTGAGAAATGTTGTCTTCATCCTCTGATGTCATCATCTCTATGTCAATAGTGCTTCTTCCCGGGCGTTCTTTTGAGACGTACCACTTCGCGTCGATGAGCCATCTATTAGGCCAAGCAGGATGCTCGGGATGTAGAGACATTCCCATCAGATCATCTGTATCGTGTGACCTAACCAATATGTCCATGTCTAGACCAACCTCTTCCATAGCCCCTTCTAGAGCCTCAGAAAGAGCCTCTGCGGCAGGAGTAGCCATGACCCCTCCTGCCTTAGACTCATAGTAGTCTATATCATCTTGAGAATTCGGCTCTTCCCAAAAATTTGAAGAAGACACAGCGGCATCGATTGCAGTGAAGTATTCCTGAGGAAGAGCTGTTACCTCGCTTAATACCTCTTTTATGTATTCACGAAGTAGATTCATTCCTTCAACATCCCTCGTTTCCGCAACTCATCTATAACGGGCGTACCTGACTTCCTGTATACCTTACTGAGCGGTGATCTATCAAAGTGGTAACTTTCTGCATCCAGCATGGCAGACTTCTGATTGCAATTGTCTCCACCGTCAGGGGTCAACATATTGTTTTCATCATCTAGCTGGGCGATTGTTACATCAGGTCTATTCTTTTCGTAGTAAGACCAAACGTTTTTTGCATCTCCTGAAACTTCTTCGCGATCTGGTGCAAGTCCGCCTGTTGCTTCAATGGCGATATCATATGCTAAAGGACCGTAACTTCTTTCCGCTTCAGAGTAAGATACTATTTTCGCGCCCGAACACTCACCTTTGGACCAAACTCCCGGTGTTTCGAATTGGACAAACGCGACATTGTGTCCATCAATAATAACTCTTGCAGCGTTCTTGCTAATTCTAACATATCCCCCGTCCGCTTCGAGTCTATCAATCATTGACATGATCTTGGGATCAACAGATTCTTTCAGTAGCTCTCTTATGTATTCGCGTAGTAGTTTCATAATCCTTGGCTCTGCTCCCATGCTTTGATTTTTGACATTGTGCCGCCATAATCACTTCTGAGCATCTCTCTTACTTTATAGTTATCTCGCCAATCGTATTCGAAGCTGCCCCTGTCTACATCTTTATACTTCGATATCGCAGATGGTGGAACTGCATCTGTTGAGAATACGGCACCCTTACCCATCTCAAAATCTGGATCTGCCATTACTTTACCGACAGCAGATCCGTCAATCTCTAAAACAACTGGGGTTTCTGACTTACCGATTGTTTGAGAGGCGCCCTTCTCGTACTCTGCTTCGTCTTCTAAGACATCCCTAACAAAGGAAAGCCTATGCATAATCTTTGCAGTCTTCGAAGCTCTAGCGAGGGCAGTCTGTGCATCTGTGAACATGAATATTCTGCCAGGGTAACTTCTCCCTGCTGCACCCATCATATCACCTGCTTTTCCAGCCTTGCCTCGCCGTCTAGCTGACTGAGGTTCTAAACCTTGCGAGAGAATCGTCTCAGCTGTCACAGGATCTGTTACATGATATAGTTTCGCTGGTTTCTCGACTTCGTCTGTCTCCAGATCCATCAGCCCGACTTTGAGCATTGCGATATTGCTATTCATGGCGAGTTGGTCTCTTGCCACATGTAATCCAAAATTAGCAGCCCACTTATCGATCTCATCAACGACAGCGTCTAAATCAGCGTCAGAGAATTTAGTGGCAGGCTTATCGTAGGAGAAGTCACCATATCCGATGGTAAAGCTAGCCAATCTCTGGGGACCCCTATCTGCCACCGTCCTCTGCTCTATCTCGAAAGGCTTACGTTTCCCTCCTGCCGGCATCTCTACTTCTTCGCCAAACCCAGGAAATTTTTTACGTAAAATATCAGACAGTTCTGCCCATGGAAGTTCAGAGGACTTGACTTCTTTTAACAGCAGCTCTCTTATGTACTCGCGGAGTAGGTTCATTAGTTTGTCCTCACGAATATCAGTTGGCCTGAGCTAGCACCGAACTGTTGTCCCAGTGAACTCCATACACGGCCCGCATCAGCTGAGGTGGAACCGGCAGAATCGCATGCGTCCGAACCGATAAACACACCACCGCTAGACCTTGCGTATTGAATTGCCTGGTCAATGGCTGCCTGATATATCAACTTACCGTAACCTTTCCCTCTGTCAGCTTCGTTGGGGATCCAGACGTTATTCGTAACGTACATCTTTGGTGACCAGCTCCACTTGCTTGTCGCCTCGTGCCGTTCTTTGGCTTCAATGTACTCTGGAGATTGTTCAAGTTCCATAACATTTTCTTGGCAGTTCGAGTACCTACGAGTTGAGTTGACCTCTGCATAACCAACCATTCTACCGTCCACGCTGAAATTCACTCTGAAGTAATCTTCAGTTGACCCTCTGTGTAGAGAAACAGTAGTAGATTCCTCGGTCAGTAACTCTCTTATGTATTCGCGAAGCAGGTTCATCTCCAAGGCCCCGCTTGCCCTGACTTAGTACAATTGATTATAGCTTCTTCAGCAGTGTATTCTTCATAAGCTTCAGGTTGGAAGTTATCGTAGTACACAGCTTTTGGAATCCCTTCTGGCTTTGTTACGTGTGTTTGCCAGTCGAATATCATGTCACCCTTTTCAACCCAAGCATGCTCATATGACTCATCATTCCATTTGTTCGTCACTTTTCCGTGGACCACCTTGAACTTGTCTAGATCATCCCACTCTTCATCAGATGACTGTTGAGCCATCTTGATCGCATGGGGATAACATTGGCCAATGGCGATAGTCTTTTCAGTAAGCAAAGCCCTTACGTACTCGCGCAGTAGATTCATCACACTGTCCTATTATCTATCAACATGCCGCGCTTGATCAGTTCATCAATAACGGGAGTACCTGACTTGCTGTATATCTTGCTGAGGGAAGATGTATGCCACTTGTCCTTCAGCATGTCGTGCGCTGGAACTTGGCTGCAATCATCGTTGGGATTGTCGGGGGTGATCTGTGGTTCTTCGTAGTCAGGTAAGATATCCAGCTGGCGAACAATAACATCAGAACGAGAGTTCATGTATCTATCCCACACTGCCTCTGCCTCACCGGATACTTCGAATCTATCGGGCATTAAACCGCCTGATGCTTCGATCGCAACATCATATAACAGCGGCCCGAATCCACCATCAGCTTCAGACCAACCTACGCTTTGTCCGCCTGAGCAATTGCCATGATCGCTGAACTTTGGTTTTCTCCATTCAACCGAACCTATTGCGTTTTTGCCGTCCAGTCGTAGAGGTTTGTCACCGGGTTCAACCAACCTGACAGATCCTCCCTGCTTTGGGACCACAAACAGTCTGACTTTGTAACCTGCAGCTTCAGCTCTGTCAATCATTGACATGATCTTGGGGTCAACAGATTCTTTCAGTAGCTCTCTTATGTATTCGCGCAATAGTTTCATACCAGTTGTGTCCTCAACTTTATATTGGGATATTTCACAGCTAGCGCTTGCACAGCCGCTATATTTTTATCAGAGTCATCGACAAAATACACATCGTCATAACCGCTATTTATCTTGTCTTCAATCCATCGCGCCTTAAATTGTGGGTCGGATTCACCAAGCGTTACAATCTCAATGTCGTTTACGTTGAGACCAATGTCTTGTAAAAAGTTAATGATGCCCTGTCGAGCAACTTCAGCACGAGCAGTTAAGATCACAGCTTTGCGACCGTCTGTACCTGCTCCCAAAACGCGGCGGAGGATATTCATGTAGTCTTTGATTTCTCGAGGGTTCATTAACTCGCCGCCGAACTCGCTGTAATCGAACTCATCGCCGGGTTCAGGTATGTATATGGCCCACTCTCCAGGAGTCTGCTTTATCTGCTCACCCGTCGCTTTAGTAAGTATAATCATGGAATCAGTGACAGCAAGTGTGTCATCAAAATCGAAGACACGCAGCTTGTTCTCACTCAAGATTTCCCTTATATACTCACGAAGTAGTCTCATTGTTCTTCCAACATCCCTCGTCGTCGCAGCTCATCCATGACTGGCGTTCCAATCTTAGAGTACATTTTTGTAAGTGGTGAGCTAACCGAAAATCCATCTGGATGATCACAGTTGTCTTCTCTTTCTGGGGTGAGCTCGTTTTTCAGGTTGTCAAGTTGTTGGATTATCACGTCAGGTCGCTTCTTCATGTAATGTTTCCACACATTTCTTGCGTCTTTCGAAACCTCCAGCCTGTCAGACATTAGACCACCCGAAGCTTCGATCGCAACGTCATAAGCTAATGGACCCATCCCGAATTCTTTGGCGCCGGAAACTGATACTTCCTTGGCGCCAGAACAAGGTTGCCCATGTGCTCCCGGACTTGGGTTCCAAGATATACCTGCTACCCTGTTTGCTGGACCAATATAGCCCTCATACCAGTCTGAAACATCGATATTAGGGTCGTACACAGCCGTATAACCACTCCTAACAACGACCTTGAAGCCAGCCTTTTCTGCACGATCGATCATTGACATGATCTTGGGATCAACAGATTCTTTCAGCAGCTCTCTTATGTATTCGCGAAGTAGTCTCATCAATAATTCACAGCCCCGATTACTTCTGCATTAGGGTACTTCTCGGCCATCTTGTCTTTAAGATGCCCGATCTCTTTTCTCATCATCTTGCCGAAGTGAACGTACCCACCGTCTGGATCGACGTACCTCTCAAAGAATTCATCTATGAGTTTACTGGCAACGCCTTGACCTGTTGAATCACCCCGGGTCTTCATGTAGTCAATGTACCACATGTCCTTTCCTTCTGCAGTTTTACCGTAGTGGTGATAGTCAAGAAAGCCGATAACACAAACATTCGAAACTCCTGGGATTAGCTCACCTTTTCGTGGCTTCTTCAGACGCCGGCCGGTTTTTCCATATCTTTCCATCCTCTGATATTCCGTGAAATATGTGTCATGACCTTCTGGCGGTTCGGTGACTGATGTATCACAATATGCCAAGCGCTTCACGTTACGTGATCTATTATAGGTTAAGGGCGAATCAAGCTCATGGAACTCAACACCCTCATTTAGGATCTCTTTGATGTATTCACGAAGAAGGCTCATTGTCTTTCCTTTTTCCTCTAATCTTTACCCATGCACCCCACATCAGTGGTACTGCTAGCCAGTGTAAACAAAGGAGCCAAGCTGCTGGAACACCTGCGTAAAACACAGGGTGGACGTATGTTCCTAAAACGGTAAAGAGGATCGGGAAAAGTACATCCTCGATAATCTCCCACGCTAGAAATATAACAACAAACGCGAGACCGTTTTCTTTCAGGAAACGTTTAAGATTTTCTAGGGAGAAATGTTCTAGTTTGTGGCTTAATCGATGTTTGAGCCATGATAACAGCTTCATAGACTCACCTCGTACGTCGGCAGATCAGACATAAAATTCTGCTTTCTCATTACTGTAATAACTGCAAAATCGTCAGGACCCTTCTGCATATTCAGAGCGCCAACAATATTCAGCGGGTCACCTTTCCCTGTTTTCGCGGCGATCAAGAACCGCTCGTTGTTCCTGAGTTCGCCATTGGCATAGTCGTTTATGATGTTACCAATTGCAGCGTCAATAGCTCTCTGGATGGAATCACCCGATATCTTGAATCCGCGGCCGGAAGAATCCTTATGTCGGTGCTGACGCTCTCTAGAGTGCTGAGTGGCTCTGTAGTCTAGATCTTCTAAGTCTATACGAATCTTCATGTTATTGACTTTGACAATCCGAGACTGGCCGTCTGCTGACCCGTAACTGGCTTGCTCAGATAAAAGCTCTCTTACGTATTCACGAAGTGTACTTTCGGCAGTCACTTTGTGTGTAAAACGCTTGAACGCTGGATTTAACGTATCCATAACAAATTTCGCTCCTCCGTAAAGAGCTGTAAGGGTGTCCCAGACTTTTTTAACACCACCTGATATCGCAGACCCTAAAACAGACGTAGCTAGACCCTTAAGCTTCTCTTTTATAAATTCACCGGCTTTCTCTACTATCTGCTCTTTCAGCCAGCTCAAAAGACCCTTTACAGCCTCCTTGGCTTTCTCCAGTTTATCGCCTGCGGCCTCAGCAGCTCCTTCCGCTGCTGCTTTGATTATGTCAAAAGCTGGTACCACTTCTCCAATCTTCTTTTGACCTTCTTCGATCAGCTCACCGATCTCGTTCCAGATGTATTTCATGGATAATGCTAAGCTCATCGCTCCCACAGCTTTCTTCCACCCATCTAGACCATTCACTTTTTCTAAGATCTTATTGAGGCTTGTAAGCAAGCCGTCTGCAAACTTTATGAACGTCGGAAACTTGTCCGCCCCCAACTCAGTAAGCTTCTCCTTGACCATCTTAAGAAAAGACCCTATCGGTCTAATCATCTTGTTAAGTACCATCTTATTGAGGGCCGCCACAAACGATCCAATGAGGTCAGGTTTAGTGATTATCTGCTTAAGAGATTTACCGAATAATAGAGCGTCATCCTTCAGTCTCTTTAAACCGTCAAAGAAGCCCTCAAGAAGCAAGTGCTCTCGAATAATCCTTGACTGTAGCTCTGGAGTATAGTACTCATACGACTCGTACAGAGGGACTTTAATCCCTAAAACTTCAGTGATATAGCTTCTATCCCTTATCACAGGATTGTACTTACTGTATTCTAGCAGTAGACTCATTTATACTCCTCAGCATGACCTTCCTTGAGAAGCCAATCATTGACGCACTCGTCTTCAAGCCAGATCTCTCCGAGCCATCGGCCGAATTTACCCTTCTTATCCTTTTCAGTTTTGATCTTTACCCACTTGTTTCCGATTTTGTCTCGTAAAGCGTCTCTAGATTTTAGACCTTCCGTGCGCTGTTCTCCACGAACTTCTGGAGCATTAATGCGGACGAGGCGGATCTTTTGAGCTTTGAGCACAACTGACCACCCGAGATCGACGTCAACTGTGACCGTATCCCCATCGTACACTTTCCTAACGAACGCTCGATATGTGTAAAGCTCCGGGCTAGTAGACATTTGTTATCCCATCATTGCTGCGGCCATTGCATTGTTGGCCTTTTTCTTTGATTTGTAGCAAGCACGAGCCTTCATCCTGATTTTGCCTGACTTGGTTCGCTGGACACTTCCGACCTTCTTACCCTTATATTTCTTGGGGTTGTTTTCTTTCTCTGCCTTGGTCAGCTTGTCATCGACATAAGCACACCACTCGTCTCCGCGCTTGCGGACGTCTTCATCAAGCTCGAGAGCTTCACGGATAATGTCTCTAAGTTGTCGTCTTGTGATTCTCATTGTCTTTTATCCGCTATATCCGTAACGCCTTGAGTCTCTCATCTTTTTGTATTGTTCTTCTTCTTTGTCTTTTTTCTGTCGCTCAAGACTAGAGACCGTCATCGAACCTGTCGAGCTGATCAAAGACTTGGCGACTGCATCAACCAGCATAGTAATAATGCTATTCCGCCTTTTATCATCAAGCCCCTTCATCCTCTCAGCTTTTTTCTGTAGTTCATCCACAAGAACTTCAGCCCACTCTTCTATCGATGGTCTAAATCTTGTGATGTCACTAACTGTTGCCACAGACATCCGCTCTATGAGCAATCCCCTAACTTGTTCCTTTAAAACCGCTGTTTCAATCAGCTGCTTCAAATGTGTTTTTGTAACTTTCATTTCTTTGCCTTCGATTTCTTAACAACAGCCCAAGACTTAGAGGGAGTCGCTGAATTGACTCTTGCCATGGCCCACTGATGTGCAGTCATTCCTTTTCGAGACCCGCTGCTATAATAAGCGCCGAGACCCTTCCTGTATTCCTGTTTGACAGATCCAAGAGTGTATCCCTTTTCTTTCGCTTTTTTCTCCAAAGCCTTTTCTGTCTTCTTAGACATTTTCGTCTTCTTCTCAGAAAGAAGAAGCTCTTCCACAAAAGCTCTTAAAACTGCATCGTCGTTATCGATTGACTCTTTCTTGGTATCGGAACGAGGAGTGTTTTCGAACCCTTTCTTTTCTCTTTGTTGCTTTTCCATGCGGTCCCGGCGGGCATATGCTCTTTTCTCAAGCTCATCAGCTTGCTTTGATTTTCCGTCCTTACGAAGTTGCTTTGCTTTCTCTAGATCCTTCTTGGTCTGGTCAAGCTGTTTATCACGCTTCGAGCCCTGAGATGCCCCGTACTGTCTTGGATGCGCGGCCTTGGTGTCGACTTCAATCAACAAACTTCCGGTGCCCTTGATGACCCTGTGCCACTCGAGGGCAGGAATAAAGAATTGATCTCCAGACTTCATCTCCACGGGCATCTCATTATCACGCTGAATCTTCCAGCCAGCAGACTCGGTCACCGTAATAAGTCTGTCTTCTTGATCACGGTGCCAGACGAGCTCTTCTGAGTCTACATCGCCAGAAAACTCCCTAACAAAAACGCCCTCTGATATCGTGACTTGTTTAAATGGTCTCATAATCCCCTACCAAAATCTATAACTATTCTTCTTAAACCCAAGCTCTTTCCAGTACCTGGGCAGCCGACAGGACCAGTAGCCTGGCTTGGTCTTATCTTCCTTTGCTTTACTATCACAATTGTGCCGAGAAGCAAAGTTCGCTCGGGCATCATCATCGTCCATCTTTGCTGATAACCCACCCTTGGCGTCTCCAAAGTTAACTTGGATAACGTTACCCTTATCATTCTTGGTGTAGACCTTGTACTTCTTAGGCCCAGAAGATCTCATAGGAGAATTCAGGTCGACATCCCGGCCCTTATATTCTGCTTCGAAAAGGTCTTCATCTGGCATTGGCCAGTCAAGCGGTACCGGGTGACCATCATACATACCATATTCGCCCAAGTCAGTCTCAAAAAGATAGTACGACTCGAAGTAGGAGGGTGAGTAGGCTCCTCTGTGAGACAAAACTCGAAACTCTCTTACGAGGTCAAAAAAAGCTCTGGAACCGGGGCGATATATCGATTCAGTCATGCCTAGACCATTCGTCATATGATACGCGAAGTCTTTTGAGACAGCAGGTACCAACTGATCGAGCGTCTTTGTTAAAACATCACCTTCTTCCCACTCATCTCCAGAGTTTAAGCATTCGTAAGACGCCGTCTTTCCCTGGTCATTATCCAGAGCTTGGATGGTTAGGACTCTGCCAATCGATCCTCGATGCTTACAGTTTGGGTTATCATTGGCAACAATATCACCAACTACGGGCTCGAAAGTATGGCTTTGGTACCCTTCTTCTAAAAGCAGGGAAACTAGTTTTCTCAGGTCTTTCACAGGCATTACTCCAGCATAGTCTTAAATATGCGGTACAACCACTGTTTTAACCCTTTATTGCTCTGGACGGAACGTGCGACATGACCGTCTTTTACGTAGTTTAGCGTGATCCTGGAATTTACACCTTCTCTCAAGTGTATCTTGGACGCGCGAGCGATATTTCTCTCGCTGTCATCATAAAATATGATTTCCTCAGGTTGGTAGGCGATCGCATAATGAGATAAAACATTCGCCTTAGCCACTGATGTAAGACCACCTTCAGCAGCTACATCACCTACGGTATGGATGTGGTGATCAGGAATGATAATTCCTTGTGAATTAAGGAACGAAGCGATACCCTCTCTGTTTGTGGAGGGAATTACACACTTATTCACAGGACTCCAGACGTCAGTGTAGCCTGCCCTTGCCGTCAAGATTATTACCAAACAATCGGGATCTGCGAGATATTCCTTCAACTGTATAATCATTGAAGGGATTGGGGACACTGAATCTAAATCTACTGCCATTGTTTCTGAATAATCATATTCAAAATCAGATATCGACACACTAGAAAAAGACAGAAAAGTCTCGTAGTTGGTCGAGTTAACCCAGATCCAGTCTTCGTCTCGGGAGGCGATATCTAATCCGAGACGAGATGCAATGGTGAAAGCATTCTCGAGTAAATTAGACCTTATCCCTACGTGTGAGTTCGTAACGGCCAAGGTGTCGTCAAAATCAAACGCCACCACTTTCTTAATCTTCTTTTCCATCCTTTAGTATTATAAGAAGAATCATCCAGATGTACTTTACGCTTCTACTTCTCGTCGCGGCGAACGACACGAACGTTGATCTTGGGTTCATAATCATCAGGTGTTTTATCGACGATGCCCTCAAAATCGCATTCGTTTGGGAAGTAGTAGAATACGAACTCTCTTTTTGGAAGATGCATCGCCACTTGACTCGTCGTTACCATCCCGGCTTTGTCTGGTACTCTACGAAGCATGTTATCATTTGAGTCGTGATCAAAGTGTTGCTTCGCTAAAGCAGGAGCGACTTCATCAAAATCATTGACTCCAGCTAGCTCCACTTCTGCTTGAGCCTTTCTAATCTTAGAAGACATGTAATCTTTTGGGCGTCTGTCAGGAGTGTACCCAGCACCATGGTGATCTTTACCGTGGTTGGTTCGAACGTCGAAACCTGTTGTTGGGTCAAGCTTATTAATGACAGGCGTGTGTTCGGATGACATTTCTATACTGTAAACTGCGTCTGGAGTCCCTACGAAAGTATGACCTTTAATGCCGCCCTTATAACCGACAAGAGACTTGACAGCATCGTCTATGCTGGAATGCTTTAAGGCTTGAATCATTCTGGGACCATCGTCTGATCTCACTTTACCTTTCACTGCATTCTCGTCATCGCTGATGGATAGGGCAGCATTCACCACTCCCAAGCCGTGGGAGTTCATACCTTCAGCGTACCCAGTATCAAGATCCTCAAAGTAAACGACTTCTGTCCCGTCATCTAATAGGTCTCTGATTATCTCGACACGCGCATGATAGTTTCTGTCTCGAGACTTAGCTAAGATATTTTTACCCTGCGTCTCGCCGGCGACGATGATACACTCTTCAAGACGAGAAGACACCAGACGTTTAAGTACTGCTTCAAAAAGCTTGTCTTGCAAATTCTTCAAAAGCGGCTCCTATTGTTATACCACGCTATCTTAAATATCTCATGTATTACGACTTTATTCTACATAATATACTTAAAATGAACATGGGCCCGAACTAGTTTCGACAGGGCGACGGAGGGTTTGAGTGCAAGCAGGAAAGATACATCCTTAAAAGTTCAACAATTATAATTGCCAATAACAATTATCACTACGACAACGTTGCTCTAGCAGCTTAGTCGGGTGGTTGTCTAAAACCATCTATCCAATTTAGACTTTAGCAGGTGGTTCTGCCAAGAAATAAAAAGCCGCCAGTCCTCCCACTTCACAACGGAGGCGAAAAGCTATGGTGAATATCCTTCTGGCCGGAGAAATGACCAGACAAGCTTGTGAATGACTTTAATCTAATGTTGTTTTGGACTCCGGGGCAGTACCGGACGGGTCCACCATTTATCTTCTTTCCGCTGTATATAGAATGCAGTATGGAAAAGAAATTGAAATATGTTTGTAGCGTCTATAAAGATAGACCTATCTCGTGTATAGAATACCCTTGGAACTTCGCTAATTCTCACTTCGAAAAATGTATCTTTATCGATGTGGAGAACAAGAAGTTACGTACTATGGAAGAGCAACTAGTCTTGAACACAGAGGAAGAGATTAGTGAGTACTGTGTCTCTTGTGGCTTGTGCTGTCATTTCGGTCCAGCAAAATGCTCAAAATTGATTGTTATTAATGGGTAGCAAAGAATATTTAATAAAAGTGTTGTAAGAGGAGGTACCTGTTGAGCAGTTCGTGGCCGAAAAGAGGACTTGGTGATGTGTCTTCGTACGCCATTAGTGCGGTGCCGTATGTTACTTCATCTCTGGCCGTGCCTGCCTCTAGCGAAGAACCTATAGAAGTAGAATTCCCGAACATCACAAGATTCATAATGGTAACGAATAACCTCGCCGGCTCGAGCGGAAATGTACCGCTAAGAGTAGGGTTCTCCGCTAACGGTGTCAAAGGTGTCGTGAACAACAACTACTTCATCTTGAATAATCAAGAAAGCTTTGAGGGAGAACTTAGGGTCTCCAGTGTTTTCTTGCTCAGCGATTCGACGACTGGAGTTACTGCTTCAGTTGTGGCCGGACTTACTGGAATCGAATCGAATATGCTAATAAATAACTACTCAGGATCAGCAGGAGTCGGCTAAGATGGGATTTACAGATCTTAACGGTGGTGGCGGACCGAGCTCAGGCGGGTATGGGCCTGTCCCAACTGCCTTATATCGCTATTTAGATACGGACGGCGATGGTACAGGGACATCAAACGCGAACGGCAATTACTCTGTAACTCCAGAAATCTTCTATATACAACCAGGCCCCAGCGAGATTATTAGACTAGAACGTATGTTAGTTCTCGTAGGTGGTAGGAAGAACGAATTCTATACAGACTCTTATGGTGGGATCGCCGGCGGTCTGACTAACGGTATAACAGTCAGAATACAAAACGATTCTGGAACGCTCTTAGAACTCACCGACGGTATACCAATTAAAACTAATGCAGACTGGGGCGGCTTGTGCTTCGATGCAGAAGTTTATCCGTCAAGCAATGGTAACGTTGATAGCTACCTTAGGGTTAGGTGGACGTTCTCTCGTTCTGGGTACCCACTACGACTTGTTGGTGCGAATAACGAACGTCTTGAGATAGTGCTGAACGATGACTTCAGTGGTAATAGCGGTGGAGCTCTCTTCATAAAGAAGCAGTTGTTTCAAGTACAAGGGTACTACGAAGGGACAACTTGATGCAATTTACTAGAGATGACTTCAGAGATGTATATGCGACTGCACGAATGGCACATACAGGACAAAAACGTAGGTCAGGCGAAGATTATTTCACTCACCCGTCAGAAGTTCGTAACATAATAAGAAAATTCTACCCTAGAGATCACGCTGCACAGATGGTCGCACTCTTGCATGATAGTATCGAAGACGCACCAGGGTTGACTGTTGATAGTGTCGAAGAGATGGAACAATTTATAAGAGGTTCGATCCGAGACCCACAAGCTGGTCAGGTTGTGATAGACGCAGTGAAAGCGTTAACGCACGAGAAGGGCGCGCCTTACAGCGAGTATGTGGTTGGGCTATTGAACAACCAGCTTGCTCTAAGAGTAAAGCTTGCTGACATGGTACACAATCTAAGCTCTACTCCCACACCTCGCCAGAAGCAGAAATACGCAAATGCGATAGACCAAATATCGGACGTGGCCGGTGGAATACCGAAGGGTATAAGCCCCAAACATTGGGAAGCCCTGACATCTCTTACAGAAAGTAAAGAAATATCAGGGCTTCGAAAGCTTGTTAGAGAAGTTCTATTACTTCAAACCACCTAACATCGTTAGACCAATTAAACCAGGGATTCCTTCCTTCATATAAACTCCCGAGAATAAGACGTCCGCTCTACCACCGACATATGAGAACGCTGATTCGAGTCGTCTACTAACATCAGGATCTGCAGCCATGTTTCCGTCGACGATCAAAAGTAGTGTACCCGTTGTAGCAGTACCAGATGGTGTCGGGCAAGGTGATGAACGCAAGCATCCTTGATAGACGAGTGACCCAAGGTCATTTCTATTAACATCCTTGATGATCGTAGAGCCAATAACAATTCGACCAGGAGCTTTTAGACAACGCTCTAGGTCTTTACTATCGAAAGTCTGGATCTCGGTGTGCTCGTCAGCAAGCTTGAGAACTTGACTAAAGAGCTTAGCAAAGTTCTTATTAGCAGCAGGGAACATATTAAGCATACCAACTTTGCCTCGCAGAAGCTGGAGCTGTTTTTCATTGTCGATCACAATATGCGGGTGATCGGCAACATCCGACATGAGGGTAGAGTAATTCTTCTTAATAGCTGGATTTAGTAGCTCTTGAGCTGTCGGCTTTGAAATTATATAGACGACATTGCCAGAAGCTTCTACCGACCCGAGATAACGTGATAGAGAAGAATGAAGCTCGTGACAAGCTGAACCCGTACCTCCGCCGCCGCCAGCGAGTACGAAAAGCCAATCCACCTGACCAATACGCGTTCGTACAGCGTCTTCAACCATGGCTGAATTCTCACCGAGAACCTGCTTACCCAACTCGACATCTTTACCTACACCATCAGCGCCTGGTACTAATAGGAAGTGGTTTGCATCAAGTCCGCCAGGCTGGTCTTTCTCTGTTGTATTAACTAGTAGAGTCTTATTGAATCCTACATCAAGAAAGGCGCTAGCAAGCTTTCCACCTCCGCCCCCGACTCCGATGAAACCACAGCTTATAGCGGAACGTGCAGAGTTTTCAGGCAAGAGCCTTTCATCTCCCTCCGCAGGATCATCATCGTATGCCATGACGAAATCAAAATCGTCATCCGCCTGAGGTGTGTTAATGTATTGATCATCTTTGTTGTTACTTGACATATGTTCTTCCTCACTTAAGTTTTGTAAGCTGTTCTCTTTTGGGCTTCTTGTGTCGTATAAACCATGATAAGATCTTAGTATAGTAGAAGCCAAATTATTAAACCTTTTCCCCTATTAAATATGGAATAGCACAGAAATATTCCTAATCCCGCCACCATGGGGGAACTTTACCGGTCTTCCACTTCGCCATGTATGACTTTTTTTCCAAGTAGTATTTTTGATATGACAAAACTGGATCTTCATTTACTTTGCAGTCTTCAGGCATGCATATCGGGAAGTCCGTAAGAGACTCGTCTTTTATGCCGGGTGGAATGTTTTGATGTAGCCACCTATAGACAGCTTGAGATTTATGAGCTTTCTTATAACGAATTTTGTATTGTAAAAGAAGCGCCTTCATTAGTCGAAGGGCCCAACTATAGTTCGACACAGTTTCCCTAACCCATATCGCACAAGGGTGATTAACATGTGTCATTTTCCAGGGTGGCTGTTCGTCAACTGGTATACTCTGTAGTAGGAAATCATTCACATCGCGCAAAAGACGAAAGTCATCTCGATTTTTCCCAAGATGCTTAAGCCAAAGAACCCAATGAGCAGTGCACAAAAGTTGACCAGTTTCGATGATCATCTTTAGCACGTGTTTATCACAATGGTACGAAGCTGCTACATCAGGATCAGTGTCTAATACGAATAAATTCAAGACTCACCGCAGAATATTCTAAATGATTTTGTCCACCAAACCAAGCTCTAAGCACTTCTCGGCAGGCAGCCAAAGTTCATGCTTCAATAACTCTTCGAGCTCTTCTTCGTCTATAGTGCACTTTTGTAGATATATGTCTTTGACTGCTCGAAAGATGTGCTTCTGGTTCTCAATTTCGTCTATAAACTCATCATGCTTGCCATGCCACAAGATCTGTGGTTGATGTACAAGCATAAATGACCTCTTGGCCATGAATCTCTTTTTGCCCATAGAGGAAATTAGAGTGGCCGCTGAGGCGGCAGATCCCTCTATGTAGGTGTATACATCGGTCTTGCATCTATCGATCGCATCGCATATGTTAAGACCGGAAAAGACGTCGCCTCCAGGACTTTGAATATATAAGTGTATCGGCGGGTTTTTTGGTAAGCCGATCCGGGATGCGAGATAACTCATCTCTATATCTAGCCGTCTAATCAATCTAATCAGCTCCAGAGAAGACTTTTCTGTCACGGGAGAGTAAAAATATACATGATTCTCATCTGCATCGACTCCCGTAGTTGGAGACTTTTCTTCGCTCATAAGAAGAGCAAGTGCCTGCTGTTCTGATAGCTCCTGTTGTTCGAGCTCGACGGCTTCTTGCTCATTCAACCCGTACCTCTTCAAAGGTAAAGATTTTAGCCTGTTACTTCTTCTAAAGCGCATATTGCCTCCTTTATTACAAATATATTTGAATTAGCATGATGATAATCGATAAAACAATACACGACATCGTTTTAACGGTGAACATTGACTCTCCAAGGAACCACCAAGTTAATGCTGGAAAAACAAGGTAAGACACTGCAAAAACGAAAAACCGGACGCTCCACGCGGCTCCAAGAGATTGGTATCCAAATTTGGTCCCGAAATAAGCCAGCAAAGTAGTTGGTATCGATAATAATACTGCCAGTGTCAAAGTCTTTACTTGAGAGTGTCCCGCAAGTTGCAAGTTCGTGCTAAACCACGCTCCAACCTGTAGTAATACAAAACAGATAAAACAATAAAAAAGATTCGCGTTAATACTCATAATTTCACAACAATATCAGACTCATCGATAAGAAGTTGATCTCCATCTGGTAATAACACTTCGTAAAAAGTACCGATTCCCTTTAGAATGAGGATTTCAGTAATGAGACAACTCTCACCCGTTCTGAGTCTTACAACATCTCCTTTTTTGTGGTTACCTGCCATGTCTCTAAGTATGCCGCGGGAACTACGCAAGTACCGCAAGCAGCAAGTACCAGACAAGTATGTTGCCCTAGCATACTAACAAACAAAACTGATTCGTCTAGCAAGGGCTCTGGTAAAGAGAGGTGTTGAAAAAGATCTAATTGCTGGTTTGGCCTATATCTGAACAAGTGCCCAATCATAGCATTAAGTCTTTTACTCCCTTAACTCTGTCTGGCACAATCTCTTCCACAATCTCTTTAGCGTCGTTATAGTCTTGTGAAAAAGGGCTAAATGAATGTCGCAACCAATAAGTGTACACATTCCTATCGTACGTGATTACTTCATGCTTCTCTTCAGTCAGGTCAATAATCCAATCGATCACATTTTCTCTTGAGTATTCATCTATCACAAAAGGACATTGACCTGATGGAACTAGTATCGTCGCTGCTAGAGGTATCGAGACACCACGCTGACCCCAGTTAGTTGTGTTTACTTTTCTGACTCTTACGTTTTTTCGCTTTGCCAAATCTACATCCTTTCTTATTTAGAGCACCACACGACCATGTAAGGCTTCTCATCATACCTGTTGTCATCTTCTACGCAGCTTGAAGGTATTGAGATGGGTATCAGGTCTTCTTGAGTGAGCCAGCCCGGGACCGGGTTACCGACGCAGCGTGAAGTTATCCTAATCTTGCGAGAGGAAGGATAAAAGAAGCCTCTCTCACCCAACTCTGACACTCTTACGATATATCCTTCCTCTAGCTTAATTCGATTAATCATTTGTAGCTCCAGTCTAGTAATAGTAGAGAGCGAGTAAAGATTATACAGAAAGAACTCACTTCTTCTTGGAGCGGTTTGGACGTTTTTTTCTCTTCTTTGAGGCGCGCTTTCGAGTACTAGTCGTTTTAGTCTTCGTAAAGCCCATAAGCTCCCTATGTTCATTCTCGAACTCCAGACGCGCAGCTTCTTTTTCTTTCTGGAGCTTCTTTTCTGCTTTCAGACACTTCTTTAACAACATCCCAGCGTATACTCGGCCCGACTTATCGATATATAGTGTACCATCAAGGTGGTCGATCTCATGCTGTAAACAAGCAGCGGGAAAACCCTCTAGTTCTATCGTTTTAAGCTCTCCCTGTAAGTTGGTATACTTGACACGACAAGAAATGGGTCGGCGAACAAAAGCAGAGATATGGGGTACCGAGAAGCATGCTTCCTCGTTGCGCTGGTCTTCACCCCACGCTTCTATCTCAGGATTCACCATCACCTCTGCAGCAGGCATATCAGATAAACCCAATGCGTTAAAATTTACGATAACGGCGCGCTTTAAAATACCCAATTGTGGTAGTGCAAGACCATACCCTTCTAGGACGTTGAAGGTATCTTGCAGATCTTGGATCTCGGCCCAGTCTTGGTCACCCATCTCTGAGGTTGGAGGAAACGGTAGCGACTTCTTTTTTAGTGTCAGTCTATTCTCCAACACCGTTAAAGGCTTTCTGTACACTTTTATCCCTTCTTTGTTTCTGTTTCAGTCGACCAAACAATCGCGCATAAAAAGCACGATATCGCGCTGATGACAGATTGAGTCACCAAAGACTCTAGCAAAAAATGTGTCGTTAAAGTTGCATTCACAAAAGTCAATGCTAGGAACAACCACCCTTTTGCTGACTTTGGTATCATTCTTCTGCCTTAACAGTTCCCTTACGTGATCTCGGCTTTCTTGTCTTCTTTCTAGCAGAGCTAGAAGTAACTTCAGGAGTTGCTTTTCTTAAAGGACGAAGAGCGGCAGGGGTATGCCAGCTTTCCGACGTTCTCTTAGCATCAGAAGCGTTCTCTGTGGTTTCGTTTGTTGGACTAACTTTGCTGGGCTTCTCTTCTTTAGACAACTCTTTAAAGAACGTGAACTCAGAGATAGCATTTCCAACCATCAACTCTTTACTTGCACAGAAGCTGTTTAGATCTTCTTCATTGAATATGTTGTTTTGTAAAGCCCAACTCTTTAAGTCTTTTATGCGGCGGCGGTTTAGATACGCCTTGAGATTTCTCATATCAATTCCACTCTTCGTCTGGAGGTAGTCTAGTCATTCTAGAGAGTTCAGTCATCTGTGTAAAGACCTTCTGTTGATTTCTAATCTCCCGATCAAGAATGCCGTAAATCTCGTGTGGCATTTTCGTGCCATTAAAAGCATCCCACGGAGTTTCCCTAATCCAGAAAAGAGCCTTCTCCACGTTGGGAGGAGCAGCTATCAACATTAACTCTAATTCGTCCATAAATCGTTCTAGAGCAGTATCATCCCACTCTAGAACTTCTAAGATCGCGGTTCGCATATGAATAGACTGAAGTCTCTTGAAGAGCTCTGTCATCATAGCGTGATTCCCTCTTCGATGAGATCAGCTACACTCTCTTGAAAGCGTGGGTCCAAAGCAATACGATCAATCTCATCGGCAGACATACCGTACATTTCTGCGAGAGGTGCGGCTAGCTTTCGCATACCCTGCAGAAAATAATTACGCGCTGCTGAATGCTTCATCGAATCGCCGTTGTTCGTCATAACCTCAGCAATCTCTCGATACCCGAGACCCCCGCGGTCTCCGACTGTTGCATATCCATTCTGTGCTTTGAATCCTTTTGGCATACTCATTACTTAACTCTCCTTTTCATCTCTTCTTTCATTTGTTCGGTTACTGGAAACTCTTGGTGATTCGAAGGTTCTTCACTTAGGCCGAACCGGAGACGGATAATATTTTCCTCACGGGGTGTCAGCTTTCTAAGCGCTTGAGTCAGAATCTTCCTGACAGCTACCTTATCTAGCTCTTCTCCAGGATCGCTATCATCGACGCCACCAACAACCTCTGCGAAGGTACGACCACCAGAATCATCACTTGCAAGTGGACGATCCAGAGAGACAGCATTTGATCCAGATTTGTAGATCGCCCTAAGAGTCTCAGTTGGAATACCTACAGCGGTTGCAACTTCATCAGGCGATGGATCACATCCGAACTCCTCAGCGTACTCTTCTCGAAACTTCTGCGCCTTATACATGATGGCTCGAGCAGATGTTGGCATCTTAATCGCACCGGACTGACCTGCAACATGAGCTTGGACCGCTTGACGAATCCACCACACAGCGTAGGTACTGAACTTAAAGCCTTTACGCCAGTCGAACCTATCGACAGCGCGAATAAGTCCAAGGTTAGATTCTTGAATCAGGTCCTCAAAAGAACAGCCCTTATCACGAAAATTCTTCGCAATAGAAATAGCAAGACGAAGATTTGACTCAATCATCTTGTTACGGGCTCGAGCGTCGCCATTCTCGATAGCTTTCGCTAGCTCGACCTCTTCTTCTCTGCTGAGAAGAGAGTGGTTCCCTACTTTTTCAAAATATGAATCTAAGATCATTTGGCCTCCATTGTTTGTTACCAGTTAGCTAGAACCATTCCAACCAACATAAACATTATACAACAGTTCTGCCGCCTCTTGCACGATTATTCTTATTTTTTTGTAGGAATTTTTCGTGAGCTTTCTTTCTTTTTTCCCTAACGTCTAGCTCTCTTTGCAGATAACAAATATCGTTCTCAACTAGCAAAATCTGCGCATTAATTCGTTCTAACTCTGTCTTATCTGACTTTTCGCGAGCTGAACGAATAAGAGCACCTCTTTTATTTTCAAGGGAAAAAACTTCTCTTCGAATCTTATCTTCCCTAAAGAGACCCAAGTCGTCAAAATTAAAGGTTGGTTGCGGTTTAGACATATGATTTCTCACTCCTGTTTTAGTCTAACTGATCTTCTACCATTGTACAGCCAATTGAGAGTAGGTTTATAGAAACGCTTGAAGCATTTTGAAGTGCTAGTCTCGTAACCCTAACAGGATCAATAACACCCGCATCAAGCAAATCACAAACCTCGCCACTGATACCATTATATCCGTACCCAGCGGGTTTTTCACCAACCTCATCTAATATTTCGTCAGGAGACGATCCACAGTTTAAAGCAATCTGGAGTAACGGTTCACACGCGGCGGTGTATACAACTTTCTCACCGGCGCTGATTTTCTCGCTACTGTCTAGTCTTTGCTTCGCTAGTTTTGCTAGAAGAGAACCACCCCCTGCCACAATACCTTCTTGCATCGCAGCTTTTGTGGCGTATAGAGCGTCTTCAACACGATCTTTTCTCTCTCCAATTTCCGCTTCCGTTGAACCGCCAACTCGTAGAATCCCGATTCCGCTATTAAGACGCCGGAGCCTTCGAGAAAGAACTTGTCTTAGATCATCGTCTGACGTCCCCATTGCATCTTTTATCTCCATAGACCTGTTCTCACACTCTTCTTTAGAACCTCGGGCGCCAACGAATATCGTTCTAAACCGAAACGCCGATAGTTTCTTACAGCTGCCTAAGTCGGACAGCTTCTTTTCTCTCCAGCCTGAAGGATCACCGGTCAGGAGCTCGCACCCCAATAACACGCAAAGGTCTCTTAGAGATTCTAGACGTGCATTTCCAAATTCTGGTGCTGCGAGAACACATGACTTAAGAATGTTCTTTGTCGTATTCGCAATTAGCGCCTGCATTGCATCACCAGCAACTTCAGGAGAAATTATCACGAAAGGACGGTTCTCCCTATGCGACTCCTCCATAAAATGCATAATATGACTAACAGCGGATATCTTCTGGTCTGTTACCAAAATAGCTGGATTCTGGAGCTCACAAGCCATGCGAGCCGGCTTGTTCACAAAATAAGGCGAAGTATATCCTCTATCGAGCTCGCATCCTTCCACAACCTCTAGAGAGCTCGCAAACCCCTTTGCTTCGTCAACTGTCACTGTGCCGTGGTCTCCCACTGCTTTTATCGCTTCCACAATCAAACGAGCTAGCTCTGTCTCATGATTAACAGATATGTTTGCGACTTTAAGAAGCTCGTCATCCGACGTTATCGGTGTGGCAGCATCTTGTACTCTCTGGCACAGCTCAGTTGTTGCAGTCTGCATTCCTTCTCGAAGCTCTCGTAGACCTGTCCCATTATCAAGAGCGGTCAGTCCTTCTCTATACAGAGCATTAGCCAAAACAGTCGCAGTTGTTGTTCCATCACCAGCTTCTTCAGCTGTTCTTTGTGCTGCTTCACGAACTAATTGTACGCCGAGATTCGCAAATTTATCTCGCAAGTTCACTGCTCTAGCGACTGTGACACCGTCCTTTGTCAATATAGGGGGAGCAGAAGGCTGCTCAATCAAGACGTTGTGTCCGCTGGGTCCCATCGTAACTTTTACAGCATCCGTTAATGTCTCTACACCAACACGGACTCGTTCACGGGCATCGTCTCCGAAGCTGACGACCTTGTATGTTTGTTCTATCATCCCTTTAGTAACCTTTTAGAAGACACACTCTCTGTAACGTTAGAAGAATCAACGACGCGGCGGGTGTTAGAAACTACGTCAACAGCAACAAGAAGATCTCCTTGCCTCATCGCGATCTCAGTCTCTGTCAAGACGCCCAGGCTTCTTAATCGCTGGATTTCTTCATTTGATAAAACATTCTCGTCCATCTTTCAGACCTCCAAATGGCTTTGTGTAATTGTTCCAAGCTTTGTCTGTAATCATACTTTTCAAGTTCATTGACGTAAAGGTTTCCCTGAGCGTTTGAAGTGAATCAGACGCAAACCACATGTCTACCTCATCGAACTCTTTTTCAGACATCGCTCTTAGCTCAATCATTTCTAGATTATGAAGATACTGTGGCTTCATATCAGGCTTCTTCTCAAAGAAATCTGCGAGCGCATCTGCCTCAGTAAGAAGAGTGGTCGCCCTTTTGTTGCCGATTCCACGAAGACCAGGAATGTTATCTGCGGCGTCACCCCGTAGAGCCTTCCATTCAGCGTAGGGGTACTCAGGTGGTTCGCGGAAATCTTTCTTTACAGGATTGTAAAGCTTAACCTCATTGCCCTGGACTTGACAAAGCTGGATAAAGTCAGTATCACTGGAGCAAATAATCTTCTCATCCTGAGCAGGCAGCTTTCTTAAAACTAGATCAGCGATAACATCATCTGCCTCCATCTCTGGATGACGCATGACAAGAAAGGGGACACTTTCTTTAATCATTGCGACAGACTTCTTGCGCTGGACACGAAAGTTGTCTTTATCGTGATACTCTCTAGTTCCCTTGTAGTCAGATGCTAGCTCCATTCTCTTCTTCGGATAACCATCGAGAACAAAATACACACAGTCTGGATCAAACCTTTCTACGATCGGCTTGATGCTCCGAAAGAATGTGTGAATAATCACGTGGTCATAATTTCGCTGATAGCACGCATGGCGCGCGCGAAACAGCAAGTTGTTAGCATCTAGAATTAGATGTCTCATATTTCCTCACATTTTAATTCTTGCTTTTTGCCCGTTTCCTAAGTCTACTTCTGCGTATTCGTTGGCATTGGGCTTTGAAGAAGCACCCTTTAGGGGTCGCTCGGCGGCGGGAACGTGCCAGGATTCGTGGTCTTCTTTAACGGAGTCAGGCTCGGTAGGTAAGCTCGCATCAGCAGTGGCAGGTGAAACAACATTTTCAAAGATTGAGGATGCCTGTACAGCAAGATCCACTAAACTAGAAACTGCTTCGGTCGCTCTTTCGACCATAAACTGCTTGATCTCGTCTGGGGTTTGAAACACAGATATGTTCGATGGATCAAGTTCAAATACAGTAAACCCATCTTGAGCTGGGGCCTTAGACTTCGACCTAACCTTCACAAGATACGTAGATTTTGATCCGTCCATCGATGTTCTGACTATCTTTTCGTAAACCTGTGCGGGTACAACTCTTTCTTTGTGTAGAAAATAGACAACGCTCCCTACAGGAAAGTCTTTATAACTCATTGACACTCTCCAGTTTGATACGATATGAATCTTCTTTATTGTACCACATTTCCAGCTTTTGTTCAGCTTTAGTTTTTTGAGCCGGTGTTTCGGCGGCGGAGACGCTAGCGGTATACTTTCTTACGTACTCTTCACGGAGATTCTGGAAGTCACCTACGATAGGCAAGCATTTCTTAAACGCTGAGGATTTCTTAAGTCGAGCTTTGCCCCTCGATCCTGGTGCTGGATCGTAAAAATCATCTGCTACAAGATCAGAGAATAAAAACACTGCTACGTTTTCGTGATCTCTGTCAAAAAGAAGATATAAAAAATCGCAGCTTCCCTTTCTTTCCAGAGAGGCTTTGTCGGCTTGAAGAGACCAAGATCCCTTCTTTCCTTGACATACGACCTTACACTCAACTTCTCTGTCGTCTAAACTGTCGATAACAATATCAGCCATTCCAGTGCGGCCGTCATTTGAGCACTCACCAACAAGGCTCGCGATGGCTTGCGCAAAGAAGTGTTCCTGAGCGGCGGAAATCAAAATATTCTTTCGACCAACATCTCGACTGATATCGATTCCATACTTGCTGTACACGCCGTCAAGATCTGAGAAAAAAGATTTGATATTTTTTATAGCTTCTACCGATCTCTCGCGGTTCAAGTATTGTCGCATAAACTAGCACCTCCTGTTGAATGACTTACAGGATTATTATACACTAGTTAACAGCAATTTACACGAATGTCAGATTAGGTAGAGAGCTTATCTCTCACACTCTCTGTTATCTTTTTTCCTTTCTCTGTGGCCTCCGCGAGAGGCTCAAGGCCAAGAGCTTGCCTTACAGTATCATAAACACTTGCTGGCAAATTATCACGTAAAATATTCATATTTGCATACTGGTGAAGGTCTAGATCTACAATCGGCATTGGTTCGCCATCAGGACCCACTTCTTCTTCCCCAGTCTCCCTAGACTCAAACATGAATAGAACATTCGGCATTTGCTCATTAGCTGGCACTGATATAAAAGGAATATGAGATGTGATACCCTCATCTGTCTCTTCATAATAGATTTCAGGTATCCAGTTTCTTTGATTATTGTTTTGCATAGTTAGCTCCCGTGATTGAAGACATTATATCGACTAACTTGCAGATATAAAAGAAATCAGACGCTTAAGAGATCATCTCTAAACTTGAAAATCATATCGGCGTACTCTTTTCCACGAGGGCTCATAGAGGATAACTTTTTTAGATCGTCTGGTGACATTTCCGCGACGAAGCCTAGTAGTTCACCAGCACCTTCGTTCTTGGCATCCTCGACCACTGAGCTGAATGTGCTGCCCAGTAGACTAGCTTCAATTATCGGAAGGAACTCTTCGGGCGGAGCATCTTTGGCAAGCCCCTTACCCTCGGGTGACTTTCGTAGAGCGGCAATGATTTTTTCAGTTTCTGGACCCCCTGCCTTGAGTTTTTCAGCTTCTTGCTTTAGCGCTTCTTTAACTTTTGTGAAGGGCTCTGACAAATCTATGTCTAGAGATTTTAAATTTCCTACGGCTGTTTCTGCTTCTTCTAGGGTTTCGGCCATTGATAAAGCTGTTAAGCCTTCTATTTTTGCACGTTGAGACTCTAAGACTTCGTCAATCTCTTTCTGCTTATCTTCTATGATAGAGTCCCACGCCTCATCTATCTGTTTATCGAACCCGGACTCCTTGATATATTCAGCAGCCATTTCTGCTAACTCATCTTCTGTCGGTGGCTTAAAGTCTTTCTGCTTTTCCTGCTCTATCAAGATCAGCTCTATCTCATCAATCTCGTCAAGTCCCTCTCCAAAGAACGCTCTCTTAAGGTCTGCCATTAAGCCGGGTGATTTATCAGCATCAGTCGACGCAGATATCGCGCGGTCGCCTATACCTAAAGAACCACCAAAGAAATCTTCGACCTTGTCTCTAACTGGCTCTGAAGCACTCCACGCAAGGCCGCCGGCGGCTTTTGCAAGAACAAGCTGTGGTGCTGCTAAGAACGTAAACATCTTAGCATCAGGGCTGTTTAGGGCTGCATCTGTGTTCTTCATGGCGTTCTTCATTTGACCCTTGTATTTTTCTCTTCTCTGTCGAAAGCGTTCCTTGATGTTTTTCTGCTTTTCGCCATCAAACGTTAGCGCATAGTGAGTGATGTCAAGGGCGGCTGATGTGATGTCTTTTGCTGCTACAAATGCGACCTTGAAAACGTCGACAAAGGGCATAATCAACGCCTTCATCACATTCAACCGAGGGCCTGCGCCGAATCTGTCGACGGCCCAAGCCGCATCACCGTCAAACTCCAGGAGAATCTTACGAACTTGCTCCCTTATAAATGTCTCATTTTGATTACTCACCTGGGTACCTCCAAGTCGATGCCTGTCTTCCTTCTATAATTATCAATTATTTCTTTTTCTAGCTGGTTTAAGGATTGCATTTTAGTGTCCGGGTCTCTAGTGGAAAATTTTGTTCTCTCCATAGCCGGCAGAGTGAGCAGCAACATCTTTTTTAATTCGAGCCAAGTCTCGACTTCACATCGGGACCCAAGCTCAATAGCTTCTTCTATGATTTCCCAGTTTTTCATTTTACCCACCCGGCTATCGGTATTGGAAGTGTACTGTTCATCTTACTAGAGTTTCCTACTTCCTTGTTGAAGTATTTATCGCTGACTACCCTGATTTGCTCTCCACCGAACTCGAAAAAGAAACCGGGTGTAGACTCTGTCATTTTATTTTCGTAAATCAAAGCTTTGGTAAGATACGAACTCGCTTCCATTAAAAGACCTTCAGACGCCAACTTTACACTTTCTGATAGAACTCCATGACCCGCGATATTCTTCAAAGTTATACTTGGTGCACATAATAAGCTAAATGTAGAGAGTGATTGTGGACACTGAGGCTTGAATCTTTCAAATATTCTCTCTACGACAGGAGAAGATTCGCAAATAACCCTTCCTCCTCGTGTGCGAAGTCGGCATGCTTTCCTGATCACGATGGATGGACTATTTTGGACGGCACGAGATTGTATCGATGGGTGCAGTATTTCTAGTTGTAACCACGTCGAAGAACCAGCCGAGAAGGGCCACTCTAGTTTTAAGGCACTCTCGAGCTCTGTTAGTGCCAGCTCTACAGCTGCCGCTCGAGCAGAGTCTTTTATCCTGGATGACACTTCAAATAAAGATATGTCATCTCTATTTACGTCTTCAGGGTGTCTAGCATACGTTACATCACCGACGCTATTCAAGCGAGCAAATACTTTGACACATTCGAATATCGGGAAAACCTCTAAAGAAGAACAGCAAAGCTCAGTGGCGACACGCTCAAATTCAGTGTAAGATAATGTATGTAGTCTGGTCCTGGCTTCTCTAAGCACAAAGCGCTCCTACTATCTGTCTGCATAGATTTTGTTGGCAGCACGAAGCTTCTGTCTTAAAAATTTCAGAACGCCATTTAAGCTAGCTCTGTCGGCGGTGCCAGTGCCACACCCATCTCGTAAAGACATGGTATCATTTATCCTCTTCTTTACATCCCTGATGCAGTCTCTGCTACCAAATTTGACAAGTCTGCCATCTACACATCTATGGCGATCACCTGGACCGTGGCCCTCAAGAACCATGAGTTTATAAGCAGTTGTGTCAGAAACTTCGCCGACCGTTATCGGAGCTTGAGCTCCAGTCATGTCGACTTGGGGAACCGCAGAAGCAGTTGGTTGTTTTACCTTCTTCGGCTTCATGTCAATGTTGACACCCATCGTCTCAGGACGCGGTGCTTCTTCGCCAGTCGCACCCCCGGTGAGGATCGCAGCCAGAGAGCTGAGGAATACATAAAGTGACCTCTCTTCTGCTTGTCCAAGCTTCTCGAAATAATCGTTTAATTGACTCAGCACACCTTCATCTTTTAAGCTTTTGCCGGCGCGGAGATTGTTGATCTGATCAGCTATGTCATCTACCGTAGGATCTTTAGGGGGTGCCTTAACTTCGGCTTCGAACGACTCATTCTCGTCATCCTCTTCAGGTTCTGGGGTCGGCTTTGGATCGATCTCTTCTTCGTCTTGCTCATCTTCAGAGTCTTTGTCTTCTTCAGCTTCGTCTGTTATGGTTTGGGCTTTCTCATCGTCCTTCTTAGTCGGCGCCTCTAAATTGTGGGCCTTGATTGCAGAAGTAATATCATCCTGCTTCGCTCTTTCGTCAGAAAACTCTTCCTCTAAAAGGAGGGCAGCTATCTTTTCTGATAACAAGTTGATGTCCATTACTTGCTCTCCTTGCTTGAAGAGTATCTAATACTATTCTGCCATTTCTCAGCGTATAGCTTAACTCTATCTCTTACAGATAGTTCTTCTTGCGCCTGACGGAGCTGCTCTAACCTCTTGCGCTTTTCCTCTTGACGTCGATCAAGGTCAGCAATAAATTTATCAAAAGATGCCATCTTTGCTCCTAAAGTGTAATGTAAACTCTTGTACATGTGGTGCAACTGATTTAACAGCCCACTTATAGATTCTAGCCGTCATGTCAGACTCGTATACGCCATCAACAATTAGCTGGATGTCTTGTGAGTTCCGAACGTTGGTGTCTAAAGCCTCTAGAAAGCCCTGTCTGACCTTTTCGGCCTGTATTGTGATAGTGTATGCTTCTCCAGAGTAACTAAGCTCTGCCAATGCACCACGAACTGACATGGGCATACCTTCAGAATTAAGTATAGTTACTGCAGCTGTATCTAAGGGAGCTTCTTCATCATAAGGATAGACTTCTTCAGACGGTTCCATTGGCAAATCTATGAGCTGCTGGAGCTCTTCTGACACGATAATATTGTCTGGATTTGACAGGACTCGCTCATACTCTTCATTAATTACGCGAATCTCTGGATTACCGGTATGCTCACTCATCAGAATCTCCTCATTAGCATTACATCGTTATAGAGAGAATCGCAAGCCTCTGCATATTCTTGGTCCAGTTCCGTCACACGCTCTAGGTCATGAGTCCAAACCTCGACAAGCAACTCAAGACCTTCGATTGTTATTTTAGCAAAATGACCATGTGCTGACTCTTCATGGAGAAGCTCATTTAGAAACAACGCTCTTTGCTCTTGCGTATTAAATTCATATTTTCTTGCTAAGCGTTCTGGTGCCTCTAAAACTTTCCAGTGGTTTTCCACAACCTCAACAGGCATGGTGTGAAGTGTACTAAAGGATTCAGGAAGCAAACTTCTATTGTACGCTGTAGAGCGTCTGCTAGTTTCCTCCATATACTCCTTCATCAGCATGCTAATTTTCATCGTTACTCTGCGACAGCCAAAGAAGATACTAGTACCTTCATCTTTTTAGAATCTGCTAATCTTGTGAAGTAATCTCTGGCTCTGTCTAGCAGCCCGGGCTGCAGGTCACTTAAGTTATCTTCAGATATACCCTGCGCTTCAGCATCTCTAAGCATTTTTTTATAGACGTTATTCAGAAATGAATCCCACATGAACTGCCTAAAGGATGGAAGAAGAAAAGCATCTGGACTTGTCATAAGGTCGGCGGCATCTTCAGCATCAATCAAGTCTAGCTCATGTAGCCCTTTTGCGAAATATTCCATAGCCATTTCTTTTATTGCTTGCTCATCTTGCGGGAAATGAACGGCAAACAGTCTCATCTTCTTAATCGCTTCTGCCTCGAGTCTCTTAACTCCAGAAGTACTAACGCCCATTTCTTTTGCAATATCCGCTAATGTGTCTTGATCCTTCGCTGGATTCTCAATTGCCTTGAGCTCTTCTTCGGACGGGCCGTCCAGATCTCCCAACGGATCTTCGTCATATTTATTACCGTAAAGGTCTGTATCACTAAGAGCTTCTGTAAGCAAATAGTTTCTTATGAGGACCCTTGCTTCATTAACTTCTTCTGGTGATAAAGAACCGCCATTGTCAACAATTTTAATCCCAACATCTTGGTTATCGTCTACAAACTTTCTAAACTTCTCGTATGTATTTCCAATCATTTCCTTCTCATCCGGTAATTCTTTAGCCAACGCAGACAAAGCTGCTGCTAGCTCGACTTTATTAACAGGTGTATATTCAGGATCATCTATCGGAGGTACATCCTGAGAGAGCTGTACTGCTGCTTGAGGTGCTGGATCTACTGGTAAATCGTTAATTGACAGCGGATCAGAGTCAGGCTGGTCGTCGATATGACCGGCACGCATATTGTCTATGGTACCGTGTGTAACGTAAGAGTCCTCGAATAATAAAGACCCAATCTTCTTTCTAAAAGCTTCGTATCTTCTTGACATAACAAAACACCTCATATGCTAAATATGGGGTGGGGAATTAGTTTGCTTAGGTTATTGAGCTGCTTGCCGCATGGCGTAGCCAGCGCCTATTGTAATTCCCACCCCAGCTACAATACCAATAATAAAAACAACTTCTCTGGATATTTTCGGAGAAGTAGCTTTTTTCTCTAGAAAATTTATGTACTCTCTCTGTGACTGTATCTGCGTTTTGTACATATCTTCTAGAACAGCTCTAGAAGACGAACAATTATCCAGCTTCAGTTGAACAACACTGACAGCGAGATCAACTTCTTTCTTTGTCTTTAATGCGCATGAAGCTTCAAAGGACTCTAGCTGGGCTGTCAGCTGCGCTGCTTTAAGAGTAGGAAACAAAACACCGGAAAAGGGAGCAACTTGACCTTTATTTATCGGTATTGGGTCGTCTACCACAACCTTGTCGTCTGCGTAGGATAAGGTTGGGTAAAAAATAAGCCAGCAACAAATCCACGAACAAATAAAGTTTTTAAGCAATTCTTTCATGGATATATTGTACTGGCTTACTCTTCAGGGTAAACACTTACGCTAGCTTAGTTGGTCGTCCCATTGCATTACCGACGACTGTCAGCATTGTCAGGAATTCAGGGGTGCTCATGCCACCCTTATCAACGACGTGAACGCCTGTCATGTCGGCATCTCCACCAGACCTTAGCCATTGACCAGACCAGCGGTGGTGACCGTCAATGATCTCGCCTTCAGAAGAGGCAAAGGCTCCCTCCATGTCTTGACCGATATTTGCGAGAGCGAACAACATCGATTTTGCAGCCTTGACATTAGTTTGGGTCGGCTTCATCTTGCTATTCTTCATGCTCTGATTTTGTGTCACACTTAGATCGTCGCCAGCGTTGTCTTTACCCTTCGTTAGGAAAGCTTTCGCCTCGCCCTCAGCGGCGTTAAGATCAATTGATCCGGAGTCACCAATGTTTGCGGCTCCAGGCATGACCTTCCCAGCACCTGGGAATGGAAACCTCTTATCGGACTCAATCTCATTGATCGGTTGAGGATGTACAATTCCCGCTAAACGAGTCCAGCGCTCAAGTAGAACATCACCTTTTCTCCAAGCGCCTTCTTCTTTCTTTTCTCCAGAAGTGACCTCGTCTTCAAGCTTTTCAGCGGCGTATTCCTGGAAATCCGCCGTACCTCCGCCAAAGTCAGAGCCGATATCGACGTTGAATTCGCCTTCCTCATCAAGAGCGTCTTGTAGAGCAGCGGCATCACCACCCTCCAGGGCAGGCATCTCTGGTTTTGCGAACCCTTCTGCAGCATCAAGCTTTGCGACCATGCCACTCACCCGGCCAGCAAAAGTCGCTTTATCCTTGAAGATCTCCTCTGCTTTGTCTTTTAGAGTTTCGCCAGTAATACCAGCCTTGCTTAGAGCACCTCCGCCCCATCCAGTGGCGGAACCAATTCTGTCAAGAAGAGCCTGTGCTTCTTCAACATTATCACCTGTCATGATGTCCCAAACAGCATCGGCATCCATATCATTGATATCCGCATTCTTATCAGGTATAGTGTGCTCTTTAAGAGTTCGACGAGATTCAGACATAATCATACTTCTAAGCTCACGAGCTGATAGTTTGCGTGGCTGCGTGGCTTCTCCTAATAACGCTTTCTTAAGTGAATACTTACTCATTTTTTCTCCATTGTGTTTATTTTAAAAGCTTCGCCAACGCTTCAGCTATCTCTTGTTCTGGTTTATCAGAACTCATAAGTTCCTTAACTCTGTCTTTTTTGTCATCTTCGACTTCGCGGAGTTTCTGCTTATGCTCTTCTTCGATCTTTGAGTTTCTAGTAAGAAATTCATCTATATTAGAGTTCCACTCTTCTTCTAGTTGTTCACGTGCTTTAGTTTCTGAATTTGATATGTCTTGTTGCAAATCATCTTTCTTGTCAAGGACGTCTTTAGCGTCGTCTCTCTTTAGAAATAACAACAGAGTAAATATCCCAACGAGAAAACCAGCGATAAGCTCCCACCGCTCTTTACACCAATTCTTTATTTTTTGCCAAATCACAAGAGGTAACATCGTTATCTATTCCCATGCTTCCAGGCAACCGCTGCATCGATTACTGTCTGTCCGCCGATATATATAACGGCTATAAGACCCCACGTGTCGCTGTCTAAATTTGACCAAGTTAACAAGCCCGTAGCCGTTAAAAAAACAAAGAACTTTCTAGATATTACTCTGCCCACAATCTGATCGATCGCACCTAACTTATCGCTACCAGCCAGCTTTTCGGCGGCCTCTTGAACTCTATCAGCTATCTCTTCCACATGCTCCACGGCATCATCTAGTCTTTGATCAGACATGGGTAACCTCCAGCGTTACATTTGATAAATATCACCGACGTCAGTGTTCATACCCATCATCTGGTAGGGTACTTAGTAGGTAGGCATTGTGAGCTTCTTCTGCTTGACGAACGAACTCGTTCAATAACGCTCTAATCTCTCTAACATCTCTCTCAAGAGACTTACTATTCGCTGCTGCTGATATTAGGTTGTCTTGTATTGACCTGAGAGCCATCGTAAGCACTTCATTCTGCTTTTCGAGGTAATCAAGTCTTCTTTCAAGTCGCTTAATCCGGCTGCTTGCAAACAAGAACTCGAACATTATCAATCACCCTTAAGAGAATCAAGACCCTCTAGAATATCATATACACTTTCGGCATCAGTACCAATAACTTTTCGAAAATCTTCGTCTTTCTTGGCGGCCGCTATATTATCTACAATCTTATTCAAAGCTGGATGACCGTTAACTAGTTGTGAAACGAGCCCTTCAACTATTGCTTGCATCGACAGCTTCTTTCTAAACGCCAAGACCCTAAATTCCGCATGGGTCTCTTTCATAAGGTTGATGTGCACAGACTTTCTTGTAACGAAAGTATCGCTCACGCGCCTCCTCCTGCCGCTGTAGTTGCGCCAACAGCAATAGGAACTTGCTCGTCAACTTCTTCTTCATCATGACGAACGTCTTCTTTTCTTCTAATGTCGTGACGACCAGATAAAAGATTCTCTACTTCATCAGCCACTTCTTGTCCGTGCTTGTCAAGAAGAAAATTTCTGACTTTAGTTAACATTAACTCTTCAACGTCAACAAACGCATCGAAGTTGAGGATGAGACGAGCAACCTCACTAGCAAACTTATCAACGTCTAAAGAAACGTCAGAAGACTCAAACAAAAATAATCTTTTCAGGCTGTAGCTCTCTTCCTGTACTGCAGCCGACTTTATGGCGTCTGCTTCAATGTCTATTAAAAGAGCTTGGAGGTGATCGTCTATTGAGCGCTGAAATCTCTGCTTGTCTTCTTCATCAACTTCAACTTCTTCTTCCTCTTCGGCTTCGGCTTCAGCTTCCTCTTCACCGGCACCTTCACCACCTGTATCCTCATCACCGGCTTCGTCATCACCGCCCTCATCACCTTCATCGTCCGTAGCAAACAGATCTTCTTCTTCTTCCTGCTCTACGAGGATTGAATATTGACGGCGGAAATACTCTTTCAGGTCGCTTCTTTTCATGACTAGTCCCCTAATGGTGTTGACAAAAGTTTTGCCACTTTGTCGGCTCTTTTAATTCTTTTCTCGATCAATGACCATCGAAGTTCTTTCATCATAGCAAAGACGTAAGAACGGCGATCATTTAGATAATCCCTAAAGTAGTTTCTTTCTCTAACAGACAGGCAGATCACGGGAAAGCAGTTTGCCATCATCCCAACCTGACAATCATCAATCATAATGTTCATGTATCTGTTTAAAGAACCATTATACACTGTTACAACATACCCATCCCTAGCAGATAACGCGCATGCTATGAAATCCTTTTGCCAGTCTTCAAAACTGCCAAAATCACGTGAGAGTCTTATGTACGCCAAAGAATCCATAGAGACTTTAGAGGTTGGATCAGCTATGTTATCAAAGTGTAATGAGGTCAAAAACGCGTTATTTAAGTTATAGGCTTCTGCGACCTTTAGTTCTCGAAAGCCGCTGTCTTTGGCGTTCAAGTCTGTTCTGTCTACAGTATCAAGCTTTGCAGACACTTCGTTCACGATCTTTACTGTATCTTCGAAATCTTGGATATTGGCAGCAATAGATTTTTCACTCAAAACGTCAGTTTGAATGTCGTACTTCTTGGGTTGTAGCACATAGGCTTCATTAAGAATTTTTTTCGAGACCTTGGGTTTTCCTAACGTCTCTTGAATAACTTGCAAAATCTCTTTGTCTGTAATTGCTGGCATCTCAGTCTACCTCGTAGTCTTTCTCGAACTCTTCTTGATCGATCACAAAAATTGTCTCTTCTTGGGAATCAACAGGTTCATCCTGTAAAAGTGAAACTGTCTCAGGAGCGGGGTCTTGCTCTCCCAGAATGTCTTCCATTCTTGGTTCACCTAAAAGCTCTGCTTCCTCTGGTTGAGGCTCAAAGCGTGGCTCTTCAGGAGCTCTTAAGAATATCTGGATATCACCCTCCTCGCCCTCGACTCTATCGATCGTATATTCTAATCCCGAGTCTTTGTGGCGAACCTTCAGGTCAGGTGATAACAGCATGTTTCCATCTTCATCAAACGCGTCAACCTCACCGATGATCTCATTTAAGCGAGTATTATACTCATATCGAAATGCTTCAAGAAGAAATTTCGTATCAACTGACATCTACTTTTCCCCCATTCCGGCGAGCTTTTGCCATCTAGAAGACTCAAGTAGAGTTCCGGAAGCATTAAACTTTCGGCTAAGCGCATTGTGGACTGTCTTGTGGACCATCCCTTTAGTCAACTTTAGTTGAGATTCTGAAGTCTTTTTTAACATCATTGATACTAACTGCGGAATCAAACTTTCGAGAGAATCAAAATTCTTCTTAGCAAATCGGCGAGATTTCATCAATGTCTCTTCATGTTCTGATCTCCAACTGGCAACTGCAGACTGGACTTCTTTTGCTAACGCATCAGCTCCGCCTTCTAAAGATGTATTAATAGCTGTTTTCAGTGAGCCAATGCGGTCCTTTGTAGCGAGAGCCTGCTGCGAAGACTTTGAAAGACCCGCCTGCCAGTCGTCTAACGCCTTTGCGGCAGCAACGGCTGGCGGCACTGGTTCGCTGGCTGCATCTTGAGCTGCTGCTTTTAGCTCCTCTTCGGCGGCGGCTTGCTCTTCTGCCGACTCCTCTTCTGAAGCGGGAGGAGCTCCCAACTCCTTCTCTACTGCTTCCGCGTCTGCGCCGCCAGATGACTCGCCTCCTTCGCCATCGCCAGATGCAGCGACTCCTGCGGAAGCCAATTCGGCAGTTTCTCCCGCTGTTCCCTGGGAAGCCCCTGTTAGTGCTTGAACTTCTCCTTGAAGATCTAGAGCCATCAGAGCCTCATAGGGGGTCGCTTTGATCGCGTCCGCCAGAACCTTGGCATCAACAACACGACCGGTCTTGGCGCCTTTGAAGAGGCCTCCAATGAAGGACATAGCTTTCTTAAAAAACCCACCCTTAGTTTCTTTCTCAGCTGACTTGGATCCCTCTGCCCATGCCGACTGGAACCACTTAGGGACCTTATAAACAGAATCTATGCCCTTCTCAAGCTTGCTGACATCGGGGAACTTCTCTACTTTGTCAGAAAGAGAGGCGATCGTTTCAGACTTGTTATCGCCGACATCACCCTCAAAATTCTTGAGGTTCTTTCTCATCTGCTCGGTGGCGTCAAGGATAGCTGCTACCTCAGACGCGATGGTCTGGACTTTCTTCGTATATTCAGCGGAGGCTTTTGCTAGCTTCTTTGTGTCACCGCTTATAGCAAGTTGAGCAATAGCTTTCGTATCCAAACCGCTGACTTGATTTTTTAGGGAGTCGACCACAGGCTTCCAGCCCTCACCAGCGTTTGAAAGCTTGCTTTCGAGGCTACCTATCATATCTGCTATCGCCTTCACATTTTTTTCAAGATTGGCGGCGTCGTTTTCGTCAAACTTCTCCAACAGCATAATGCCGTCGGATACCCCTTCGTTGAGGGCAGCTTCAGTCAAGTCCTCTAACCTAGACTTAAAAACTAATCGCACGCACTCGTATGCAAGGGACTCTGTAAGATTCTTTTTCATGCTATCACATCTCCATCATAGCTAAACGTAACATCATTAAATATACAAAGTCATCTAGAGTTGCTTAATATCGTGCCTTCTGACTTTGACTCCTGCGTGACTTAGTAGTTCTAAGCCAGAAGTATCGCGATATTCTTCGCTGTACACCACCTCAGAAATGCCACCATTGACAATAGCTTTCGCGCAGGCTCGACAAGGACTTAGCGTCAAATACATTATCTTTCTATTCGGATTATTGAAGTCTAGCTTTATCATTGCATTGATCTCCGCGTGGATCATGCCAGACTCGCCAGGTGTGTTTGACTCGACTTCATTTGGACCGCCTGAATAATTTCCATTGTAGCCTATTGCTAGCACTTGTGTGTTTGAGTCAGTAACAACTACAGAACCCACCTTGTGACGCGGGTCATATGACCGGTCAGCAATCAAATAGGCAAACTTCATCCATATGTCATCCCAGTTCGGTCTTTGCATCTTTTTCCTCAGGTACTTCATTACCCAACGCATCCCAGCCGGGGCGTCTCGTCCTCGCAAACAGCTCCAGAAAGGGGCCCTCACTTCTACCTTCTATCAATTCGTACATCTCGGCGGGCTTCGCACTGTGGCGGGTAGGAGAAACTAGTTTACCCCCAATAAGGGAGGGAACGTTATTAGCTTGTGTCCTAGCAGAAAAGCCGCGGCCCTTAGTAGCGAATATGCACAGCTCATGCTGGCCGCGGAAGTACCTTCCTAAACCGAAATGAGTCTTAGCCCATACAAGATTGGTGATATATTTGAAACCCAGATGCTCTATTATTCTCAGCGCTTCAGGAAGGTGGTTATTGGCGACCCACATATACATGTGAGCATTGTCGGCCACTTTGCCATCCAGCATGTCAGACATGACTTTCTTGATATCTGCCTCTTTCATCAAAGGGTAGTGCCTGTCAGCACCTCGTTTTGATTTACCACCTCCACGTTGCATCCAGGGTGGATCGGCTAAGATCGTAGAATAAACCTTACTCATCAATTACTCTTCCTGCTTCTTTCTGGACCTCAAGGTCTTTTTTGGTTTATCAAATATATCCTCTATGTGGGATCCCTTTGGGAGCTGGAACCCGGAAGCCTTTCTATGGCCGCCGCCGCCAAACCTTTTTGCGACCTCAGCTACATCAACAGTATCATGGAATGAACGGAGACTAACCTTTGTGTGGCCCTCCTCGTGATCCCAGTACCAGATTAAAGCAAAATCGCAATCAGGAGCTAGACGAGCACCAATCTCTGACATCCAGTGAGATGCATTGACAACTAAGACATCTTTGTCATCCAGTTTTCTTTGTTGTGCTTTTTCGCAGACTTTCTTTATAACAGTCTTACTATAAGCAAGAATGTATGAGCCTCTCTTCACTGCATCGTCAAAGACGGAATCATCTTCAAACTTTTCAAATTCTTCGAACTCAAAAGGAACCATATCGAACGCGGCAGAGAACTCTTTTGAGTAGTCAAGTTCCCAGGTCCACAAGTCTCTATCCATGATGTATTTGATAAACTTCGGTGGCTCTTTCCCAGGGTGAAAGAATTCCCATGAAAGCATCGCACCTGACTTTGTCATATCGAAATGCGTGTTAGGAATGTCATGAAGCTCAACCATCGCAGACTTGTGGTGGTCGATAATCAAGAGTGCGGCAGACTCTTCGATCATCTTCTTTGTCGTTTCATTGTTAAATGAAAAGTCAAGAATGACAACATTCTTTCCTTTCACGTTGGGTGGCTCTGTCCCGTGCTTGCATGGGTAGTATTCTGCTCTATTGCCCAAGCACTTCCATGCAGAGTAGGCGGCGCCGAATCCATCGGTACAATCGGCGTGATAGATTACTACGTTTACTGAATTAGGATCTAGTGTGCTCATGTATACTCCATTATAGGCATCTTCACTAACTTTTACTCTGACTTTGGAGGATTAAATATCCACATGCCAGTTTGATCCACTTCTCTCCCATAATCATCTTCTAGAATAATCCTTCCAACATCTGAAGTATTATCAGATATTTCAAACACTATGCTATTCATTAATGCTGTCACCCTATAAGGACAGCCTGCTTGGACATTAATGAATTCACCAGCCTTTAATTCAACGAGCCTTGACGGGGATCCTACGGGATCTAAAAAGTGATTCTCATCTGCACATTCAATACTAACTCTTCCTACTGACACGTAAAGAATCTCGCTTTTGTGAGAGTTAAACTTCAGACTCGTTCTTTTCCCATCAGAGATATGAATCTCTTTTCCATTAAAAAGGCCGGTCCACTTTATTTCGAAGCCCCATGGCTTCTTTATTTTCGAGGACTTGCCACGCCAGGCAGAGCGATTCATGCTAGCTTCCACCACTCTAGTGTGGCTGTCAGACCATCCCAAAATTCAACCTTAGGTTCCCACCCAATTTTCTCCTTGATGTGATCAGCGGCAGCTAGAGTGTGCTTAACGTCGCCAGGTCTTTCAGGAGCATGATTTACTTCAGCATCAGGAAACAGCTTTGTCAGATGATCTAGAACTTCTTTGTTCGTCAAGGCAATACCGGTCCCAACATTAAAGACCTCAAACCCAAGTCTCTCTGGATGATTCGCTACCTGCGTTAGAGCGCTAGCTACATCTTCGACATAGACTAGATCTCTTGACTGCTGGCCGTCACCATCACTTCGTAGAGGCTCACCTTTCTTTAGGCGTGTGCACCAAGCAGATATTGCTGTTGAGTAAGGGCTAGTCCCGTCCTGACCTGGACCGTACACATTGAAGAACCTCAAGGCGGCAAAATCCATGCCGTATAACTCACTATACAGCTTACCGAATTGCTCTACAACAAGCTTCTGTAGACCATATGGTGAAGTGGGATTACACTGCTCTTGTTCTGTAGTAGGCAACTCTACACCGTTTCCATATGCGGCAGAAGAAGCAGCGAAGACAAAACGATCGATATTATTTCTTGCGGCTGACATCAGCTCTACAGTCTTTTGAACGTTATCATTAGTTGTCAAAGCTGGATTTTGTACGGAGAACTCAACACGGGGGTTTGCAGCAAGATGGAAAATAACATCATAACTTCCAGTTGTAACCCTCTCTAAGACAGCTGGCGAAGCGAAATCGCACGTCATCACAAGAAGACTACCAGCCGAGGGTTCAGCATTATAGAACGGTAACAAAGAATCATGTACTGCTCTGAATTTTAGGTCATCGATAGATGTAAGATCGCCGTTCGACAAATCATCAACACCCTCTACGTACCAACCTTGTCCTACTAACATCCTAGTAAGATGAGATCCAATAAAACCACAACACCCTGTAACTAACGCTTTACGCAAACTCATGTCAAACTCCCAAAAAATCAGTTATGTCTTTAATCTGTCTATTGATATCCCAATCATCAGTGTATAGAGTCATCACTTCACATTGGGACCACTTCGCAAAATCCTTATAAAGAGAGCCAATCTCTTCTAGTTTCTCCCCAGGGAGGTCTTCTGGGAATACATCATCGACTAGTCCAGAATAATCTTTTCTCAGGCAAAGAATAAAGACTCCTCCTTCATTCGAAAACTGCTCATCCATCCACGCGATGGCTTGATGATCAGTGTCTCTATCGAACGCTTGAGAGTATACTAGCTCACAAGGGTAGAACCTGTCCAGAATAACGCTTACGTTGGTCTGCTTCATAAAATCCATTAAAAACGGACCGCCGTAACGAAGCAAGTTCAGGAAGTAATTTGGGCTATCCAGCTGTGTCTTCCACTCTCCAGAGTTCTTGAATACTGGAATCGACAACCTCTCTGATAACGCTTCAGCAATATTCGACTTGCCAGTCATGTCAGGACCAATAAAAGCTACTTTCATCGGATAAAATCTCCTGCAACACTTTCAAGAAGGTCAACTCGGTATCCGGGATGAGGGTTTATCACGGTTCGTAATGCTTCTTCTTGAGCGTCAACAAGAGCTTTTCTCTCGGAAGCATTTAATGTAGAAAGCCACTTTACTTTCTCAACAACATCGTCAGCGCTTCTTACGAGTAGGGACTCATCCTTAAGGCCCACTGGAACAGCATGCTGAAACTCAATCGGCACCAAGGCTGGAACGTTACTCTTGATTGCCTCGAAGAATCGACCTGTGATGTTCCCATAAGGAGTGTAAGCAGGCTTGGTAATGTGAGTCACAGTAATCGACTCGTTTAAGACTGCGAAAATATCCTTGTAGGAAAGACGTGGCCCAAAAGCAACGCTTGGCGTCTTGGCTAGCAAAAGAGCTGGATCAATTCGCTCTGGAGACTTTTGAAGCCAGTTACCGTAGATGGATGTCTGTAGGCCGGCCATGCGAAGCCGCTGAGAGGGCTGTACATAATACTTCTCAAATGGATCCTCTCGCTCGTAGTTGTTTCCAACGTATGTGTAGTTGTACGAATACTCAACTGGCTCGAAATACCGCTTAAGGTAATTGCACCACGGAATTGTGATACGATTACGGGTCTGGTGCTGCGGTGACACACAGGCATCTGCTAGAATAGCGTTTGGCCATCGGAGTTCTTCCTCAGGAGTCATCTTCAAATCACCGTCGTGAATAATAATCGGAACACCCTGAGCGTGATAGTAATCAAGAACCTCGCATTGTCGATTGTAATCAGATTCAGCTGGGTTTTCTCCGCTGTTCTTCCAAGTTGGCCACCTCCACTCAACGTACAGAATGTCACCATCTGGGAAGCCAGTTGCATCATACTCAACGCCTGGGTACTGCTCTTCATCGCGCATCTTCTGCAGCTGAACTGGAGTATGCCCTCGAGACATTAGTTCATTGACAAAATCAACCCTGTTACCTCGCTCACCGTCTGGTGTGTTGACAACTGTGTTCTTTTCGAGCGGGGTGATAAAGCCCCAAAAGCTATAAAGTACTCTCATTACAAATCTCCTTATGATTCAACTGTTATATTGTAGTCGTTGCTCTTACGTTTTTCAATTTCTTTTCTTGCCTTAACAAGAGCAGAACCGATCACCTGATGCATATCATAGTACTTGTATTCAGATAACCTCCCGCCAAAAATGACGTTAGGAGTCGCAGCTTTCATGGCAGCATACTTTTGGTATAGAGCAGTATTTCGCGCATCGTTGATCGGATAGTACGGTGTCTTTCCTCGCTTATACTCTGCAGAATACTCTCGAGTGACGATTGTGTTCTCAATCTTCGAAGCCGTCTGGGGCTGAAAATGCTTATGCTCTAGAATACGTGTGAAGGGCACTTCTGGATGTGTATAATTCACAACCGCGTTACCTTGAAAATCGCCCTCAAGCTCTTCATGTTCGAACCGTAGGGTTCGATACTCTAGCTCACCCTCACAGTAATCGAAATATTCATCGACCTTACCGGTAAATACTACGTTGTGTGCCAAGGACTCAAGCTCTGACCGGTCGGTAAAATACTCGACCCCTGTCCTGACCTCAATACCCTCTAACATATTCGCGACCATTTGCGTATACCCGCCTACTGGAATACCTTGGTACTTGTCAAAAAAGTAATTCTCTTCGAAAATCATTCGAATCGGTAGCCGCTTGATAATAGAGGCTGGTAGCTCTCTTGGGTCACGCTGCCACTGCTTCATCGTGTACCCCCTAATGAACGTCTGATAGATCTCCGGGCCTACCTGTGATAGAATCCAATCTTCTAGATTGTCGGGATTCTCACAAGGAATCCTGACCTCTTTTAGCTTTGCTTCTGCTTCTGCTGGTGACGTAACACCCCAGAGCTGGTGAAGAGTCATCAAATTGATCGGGAAAGAATAGATGTTGTTACCGTACCGAACCTTAGGCTTGTTAATGTAATTGTTAAACTCTGTAAATCGATTTACATAGTCCCAAATACGGTCATCATTAGTGTGGAAAATGTGAGCACCGTAGACGTGAACATCGATGCCGTTTCTCTTTTCGCTGTATACATTCCCGCCGATGTGGCTCCGTCTATCAACAACTAGACATGTGTATCCCGCATCAGTCAGCTGCCGAGCGAAAGTGGCACCGAAAAGGCCAGCACCTACGATAAGGTAGTCGTATTTCTTATGCATTAGAGTTACTCCTGACATTAAAAGAATATCCGCTAAAGGACGTCTGCGCGGACATTGCTCGCGCATCCGCTTTATGACCAAGTTTTCTTAGACGAGATGACGTAAGAATAGTTGCAAAATCACGGAACATAGAATCAGAGAAAGACTGGCTTAAATCATGTAGGTTTATTACATCCTGTAAATTCTCGCAACGCTGTAGTTGGGATTCATACTCGTAGACTTCAGCCACCTTCTCTTGGACTTCTTTGATATCACCTACCAGCGGTGGCATAGGACCATTTGCCTGTTGTAGATTCAGCGATTCATCAACGAGGCCCGTTCTAGTAATCTCTTCAGCCATATCAAAATGACGTTCGTAGATATGGAGTGAGTTGCTTGTGTGAGTGTACGTACCCACATCAACGCCAAGCTCATTTGCAATCAGTTCTTGAAACATTGTGAATGCGGGAATATCGTAAGCAATCCCAAAAATCAAGTCCGAGCTTCTCATGTTAGCAACTTGGTGTAGAGCACCGTTTCTAATAAAAAACTGTAGAGCTAGTGTACAAGGTACATCAAGCTTCGCATCAATAGAGTCATCTGGAACTCTTAGATGCATGACAGCTCGCCGAGAATCAGGATCTCGTTTAAGCTCTTCAATCACGTAATCGAGCTGAGTATATCTGCCCTGCGCAATCTTGTCATGCGGCTTAAAGAGACGGGCACCATACGCTGAATTTGCAGTCACACCGTCGTCACTAATATCTTTCCAGAAGGATGAATACTTCGATATCCACTCAGTACTATTATCACCCGCAAGATACCATATCAGCTCAGCGACCATGTAACTCATGCTAAACTTACGACCTACGACGTAAGGAATTCTGTCACGAGGGTTCTTGATTGTAAATGAAGCCCCGAGGATCTCTTTGATATTCTGGCCGCGAGGTGCAGATTCGTATTGCGGTTCACGCATGACCTTTGAAATCATATCAACATAACAGTCAGTGAAACCTTCATAAGTGCCTAAGTGCATGTTACTAATTTTACTCCAGTTAGATTTAAGTGTAGACTTTTTGTACCAAGCTAATCATATACGAAGAAGCTTGACTTTACTCATAGAAGTTTGATATCCGAAATCATTTTTCTTAACTTCTGCAACACAAAGGCTGTAGAGGGGCAACTCTGTCTGACCATCCCAGCCCCAGCAGAATATCCTGATATTTTTGCCGTCTAGTCCTGTGGCCGTCACCAAAAGATATGGCTTCTTGTTTTTAGTAAGCTTCGGCTTAGCGTCTGTCACCAAGAACCAATATACATCATGCTCGTCGATGTCATCGATACAACGTACATTCTTCTTAGAGAGCCGAGCCTGAATTTCCTCATTAACGAGTGTGGAGGCGTTAAATGAACCGAAATGCTTCATGCTATTTTCGACCATCTCACGACGGGTCCAATTACCGATTCCCTCAGTATCCAATAGCGCCTCTTTGAAATTACTCTTTCCTCGCTCTGGATCACGCTTAGTCCATTTCTTGATATCGGTGTTCCGGTTTATAATGACTTCATGCATGTGCTTATAGCTCTCGAATGTCTTACCGTCGCCTACAAGATCCATGGATTCGAATGCGCGAATATTAATTAACGCTTCCATTGCCCGCTTGTTGAACTTAGAGTGGCGCCACTTACCATCCTCGTCCCATAACAGATCGTCGATATTCTGGTACGGCCGATTAGCGACAATCTCATCGATCGCAGATTCTCCGACGCCCTTACAAGAAAGGAAAGAAGGCATGAACTTCTTACCGTCGAGGATAGTCCACTTCTTGGTTGCATAATTGATATCAAGCGGAACGACTCGATAGCCGAGAGCCTTAACCTCACCAAAGGCCTTACTACGCTTCTTGTCATTACCAGACATCGCCTCGAGATAAGCGCAAAGCCACTCTTCCTCAAAGTATGTTAGAAGCCAAGCGCAGTAGTACGAGTCAATAGCGTACGAAACAGCGTGCGCCTTATTGAAACCGTAGCCTGAGAAGTAGAGAATCTTTTCGTACAGATCATCGGCAAGCTGTGCGTCGACACCATTCTTGACGGCACCAGCAACAAACTGTTCCTTAATCGCTCGAGCCTTAGCAAGGGACTCAGCGGCTTCAGAAGCTTTACGCTTCATAATGCTCCGGCGGACTGTGTCCGTTTCCTCCTCCGGGAAGCCAGCCACCACGGAACACAACTTCATGATCTGCTCTTGGAAGACAATCATACCGTATGTCTCTTCAAGAACTTCCTTGATAAGAGGATGGCCGTAGTCAATATCATCAGGGTTGTTCTTTGCCTGGATATACAGTTTGTCTACTTTCGCAGTGAGAGGGCCCGGGCGATAAATCGATGTCAGAGTAGCAATGTCGATGATGCTCTTGGGCTTTGCTTTCATAAAGAGGTTTCTAGCACCTCGACCAGCCAGCTGGAAGACTCCTGGGAAGCGACCTTCTTCGTAGACATGCTTATAAACATGCTGGTCGTCCATATCGAGAACCTTGGGGTCCATGTTATTGTTGAACCACTCATAGACTTGCGAGAATGTCGGATCCTCGATACCCTCCCGGCGCTGAAGAATCAGCTCGATAGTACGCTGAACAATACGTAGTGTTTCAAGACCGAGAAGGTCAAACTTAATCCAGCCGAAGGTTTCAAGATGCTTGTAGTTCATACCTTCAACCCACGGAGTTTGTAGTTCGCCGCGGGCTTTAATCAGAGGCATACGCTCAGCGATGTTTTCCGAAACAATACATCCACCGGCGTGGCGGCCAAGTGCCTTGTTCTGCTTAAAGAGTACCTGAATCGGCTCGGCAACCTCAGGGTACTTCTCAATAAAGTCGCGAAATGTCTTCGAGTGAGCAATCGCATCTTCATAAAGCAAGACAAACAAGTTTTTATCAGTGCCGGGCTTGAACACGGCACGCTTCACGTCATCCTCTACAGGAGCCAAAGCCTTGTTGACTTCATCGAACGGGATCCCGTAAAAGCGAGAGATGTCCTTGACCAGAGACTTAAGCTTAAAAGTGTTGTAGTTAGAGATTGGAACGATGTTTTCGTCGCCCCACTCCTCTTTCATCATGTTGATAAGAAGATCACGGTCACCTACATCAGTATCAATATCTGGTGCACCTTCACGGCTTGGGTTGAGGAACCTCTCAAACATGAGATCATACTCAAATGGATCAACGTCGGTAAGACGGAGAACATACGCCACGAGACTTCCGGCAGCAGAACCGCGGCCTGGACCGACCAGCATCGCCTTCTTAGCGATATCGATGATGGCGCCCATGGTCAAGAAATATCGAGAAAAATTCTTTTCCTTGATGATCTTTAGCTCATACTTGAGACGCTTGATGTACTTTTCATCGTGCGCAAGACCACGCTCGACCAAACCCTTCTTACAGGCTTCAAGTAGAGCCTTATCGTCAGTAGTACCTTCAGGAACGACGTAAGAGGGCAGCTTCATCGAACGATCAGGGGTAATCTGTTGGATTTCGTTGTGGACAAGATCATACGGGCGAGTGATGGCGTTGTGCACTACCTCATCATCATAAAAATCCATACCGTCAGTTGTCTTAAGGTACGTATCCCAAACCTGTTCGTTGTTCTTAGGATATAGTTCACACTTCAAGTCTTCAATACCTTGCGGCAACTTGGAGGGATCAAACTCTCGATAGTTAAGCCACCCAAGCTTCTTATAGAGCTCACGCTCTCGCCAGTGTTCTGGACGTGCGTAGTGAGAATCGGTTGTGACTACCAGCTTATCTTGTAGCCCGTTCTTGTTAGCAAACTCAATAATCGCGCGGTTGACCAGATGCTGCGCAGGAAGCTTATTAAATTGAAGTTCGAGATTAACATCATCGATACCAACAGCGTCTACAAGACCCTGGTACGCATTTCCAACGCCAGTCAAGACGTTGTTTCGGAAAGTCGGGTCATCCATCAACTTATACGAAAGATCATCAAACTCAACTTGCTGAGCATGACGGAAAACCTCGTAAGCGATTGGACCGCCGATACAAGCTGTAGAAACCATCAGATGACCACCAGCGGCCGCTTCCTTTAGCATCTTATAGTCGATACGTGGGAAGCGATAGAAGCCCTCCTGATACCCCTTACTGACGAGGTGAAAAAGACGCTGGAGACCTTCGCTCGTCTTGGGAAGGACTACCAAATGATGGCGGCGTTTGATTGGATCATAGAACTTTGCAGACTTGGTTTCTTCTTCATTCTCAACAGTGAGACCAGCATCTTCGGTGCCAACATCTACAATTTCGTCATCACCATCAACAATTGCAGTCAGTGGTGTAGCAATAGCTTCTCGCTGAGAACGAAGAGTCATGAGCGCGGCCTTATCACCCTTCTTAGCAGCTTCTCGGATCTGCATGTCAAGGCGCCACGCATCTAGATCAGGATGGACATACATCTCGCACCCTGGTACAAACTTAAAGTTTCCGCCACGCTTCGCAATCTTTTCAGCGTGCAAAAAAGCGTGACCGAAAGAATTCATGTGACCATGGTTGGTAAGACACCACCCGTCCATCCCATTCTCAATCACAAAATCGATGTGCTCTTGAGGATAGCCTAAGCCATCGAAGGTACTAAACCCATCATGGGAATGAAGAGAGATGAACCTGTCAGGCACAAGAAGAGATGAACGACGCATAATAAAAACTCCTGTCTACGTTTGGTTTATTATACCACACAGACAGGACATTTTCACGAATTCAGCAGGGGTTATTTGAGTAATACTCAATGAGATCCAGAATCTTTTGAGCTTCCCAATCTTCACACTCTTTGTAACTTCTTCCCATCTTTGACTTAATTCTCTCAAAAATGTGAGCGTAGGAATTTCTACCTTTTGGGTGCATGTGGTGGGGTGGAAGTTTACCCTTAAGCTCATCACCAGCTAATCGAGCAGCTTCAAGAATAATCTTTTGAACTTCAGGTGACATACTTCATACTCTCATGCTCTTGACCTATCTCTTGCCACGATGAATATAGGATAATACCAGACGACAAACATGTTACGTCGTATTCGTTAGCATCTAACACTAAAGCAATACCCGTAACCCAGTAATTCTCGCCTAAATCGTCGAAAAAATGAACAGGTGACGTAAAATTAACTAGATCCCCGGGCTTCATTAGCTTGCTCCATTTCTTTTATTGTAACAAGCAGGTCTTCATTTTTCAAAAGCAGGTTCTTCTTAGAGAAATACCCCATTGCTATCTTCGCTCGGATATCATGAGCCCCAAGATGCTCGCCCCACAACCACTCTAGAGAACCTTGGATTTGAGATATTTCTTGTTTCAGAGTATCAACTCTGGCTTGAAGCAGCGGGATGCTGGTTGGATCTTCGTCTACCTCTATGTCCAGCTCTAGCGCATACCCGAGCAGGCTCTTAAATTCACCATCAGTTATGGCTTGAGCTGCGTCAGCAAACAACTTATTCAATCTTTTTCTCTTCGCCTCTTCTTCCTGTAATGTCCTGTCTGGATGGGCTGCTAATGCGATCTTTTTATATAACTTTTTCGCCCAGGCTGGAATATCTGGTTTTTCGTCTATCGAAGAATCTTCTGGAGATTCTCTGCTGTCTTCTTCATCATCTTCGAGTTTCCACCCGTCTTCCGTTTTTTTCCAGCGCTGGTTCGATTTTGAGGGATCTAATCTCAGCGTGTCTACGATGTCTTTTGAATCCTGATTCTCATCTGGTTTCGAATCGTCTTCTGGTGTCGAAGATAACTTATCCTCTATATACAGCATATCGCGAAGGAACTCAGACTTGTAGTCATCGTTCAACAACGCGATATCAGTTTTGTAAGATTGTAGCATCTTAAGCTCTGAACTTAAGATTTTAATCTTTCTCTTTAGGATTCTTTGAGGTGCCTTCATACAGTTAAGTATGAAGTTCGTTCATTGATTTAGCCTATCGCAAATCTTATTGTGCTTATTAACGTAGCACTCGAAAAACTCCTGGCTATCTACACCCATGAGAATCAAAATTGCAGTAAAGTATTTATAGGCATCAATCATCTCTTCAACAAACTCGTCTCGATCAAAGTCACCAGACCCAGCTCTATGGTCTTTCCAGTTCTTGAGATGTAACAGAGCCTCAAAGAGCTCTTCCATACCTCGGAACGCAAATTCTCGAACAGCTTTCTGATCTGCCTTTGAAGAAAGATCAATGGGCCATTCAGGGTAAGCTCCCGGTATCTTTTGATTAATCTTAGACATAAACTCCTGGCGGAGTTCAAAAATCTGCTCTAGCCTATCTTGCATCTTTACTCCTGTGCTTCACCATCCGCAGCGAGCTGAGTGGCTTCTGAAAGCATCTTCTGAATATTGGCGTCAAAAGTCTCTTGGTAGTCGGGTGACACTTCAATCTGGCCATTCACAGTTACAAACTGAGCCATTCGTAAGTTGTCGACGATATCAGTACCTGTCAAAATCGCGACCTGTACGAGCTTGGCGATATGGGAAATCGCATTATCAGTTAGATTTAAGTTTTCCATTTTAACTCCTTATTTCTGAATACTTGGAACCCAGTGTGTGGTCCTTTTATCAGCCGTCGTTTCTCTGACTACAGCGTTTCCAAGAGGATCACTCTTTTGATTATAGACAGCGAACCTTCTAGTGTACATGCCATTTTTACCAGTCGTGCTTTTATAATTTCGGATGGTCGCACCACCAGTGCTATACGATAACTTCATAATACTTCTTGAAGCGTAAAGCAGCGACTCGAACTCGCCATCAGAGATATCTTGACACAGCCGATGAGGAGACATCTTGCAGCTGTACAAGATCTCTGCCTTGAGGTAGTTTCCAATTCCTGACACGACAGATTGATCCATCAAGAGTTGCGAGATGGGTTTCTCAGCCCTCTTTCCTTTCGTAAGGCTTTTCTTAAATACATCTAACGAAACATCTTCAGAGAGCAAGTCTGGGCCTAAGGAGTTAAGTTTCTTCTTTAGCTCATCGTATGTGCTGACAAACTTGAAGGTCCCAAAATTCCTCATATCGTTATACACCATATGTTTATCATCATTGACATACAACGCAGCGCGAGGATGATAGCCTGCTGTCTCTGACCACCATCCTGTCATGCCTAAAGTGTTCCACATGCTGCTGCCGTCTGCAAACACAAAATAGATGAACTTTCCCTTGCATCCAACTGCTGTCACCAGCTTTGGAAGTTCTTCGCAAAAAGATGAGTAGCCGATGGGTTCTTTCTTGGCGTACCTTCCAGATCCGAAATCTAGAGCAGTTATCTCCTCATTTAAGAAGAACTCTCTCAATCCGTCTGTGGTCTTCTTTACCTCAGGACCTTCAGGCAGAATACACCTCCCGTAAATATCCGTGATAATCGTTCAGAGCATGATCATTTGGCTCAACATCTCTCCACTCACCCTTCATAAAGATTCGGTAGGTGTCATCGGCATACTTTCCACAACCATAAAGCTCGATTGCGTTATCGAAACCAGACATGAACTGTTGAGACATCTTTTTGATGGATTTCACCCGGCGGTTGAACATGCCAAGAGGACGGACAAGATCACGCATCTCATCTTCATCAGCATTGGAAGCTGACTCTGGATCAGGCCACTTCTCGAAGAATGACTCGATCATTGGCTCAACTTGTTTACGGCTTGTTTGGTTCAATAAAAGACAGACGATCAGAATTTTCCAATCGTCTGGCCAATACCTTTCTTGAAGTAAATCAAAAGGAGATTTCGGTGGTATCCAGCTCATGATGTATTATATGGACTGGTACCGGATTTACATGTAGACTAGTAGCTTCCGCCCTGGCCTTTATTGTAGAGTGCGGTTACCTCGCTAGCGCTAAGTGCACGTCCTTTCCACACAGCTACATCCGCGATTCTACCAGGCCAATCATAATAAGTACCCGTATTATAGTTTCCTATGTACCATGTCCTGGATGCGCTGATCACCCACTGATCGGTTGAGCCCCAGGCCACAGAATCGACTTCGGCACCGTCCACGTAGACCTTCATAGTCGATGATGTCGTGTCCTTAACTAAGACGATATGGTTCTGCTGAAAAGGCGAGGTATAATCTAGCCCTGACTCAGCTCTTGTCATGGATGGACCGTAATTACCTTGTGAATTTTCGTAGTTCCTATAAAACCGGAGGTAATCTCCGCCGAGATAAATGCTTATAGCCCCTGTATCGTTGGAGTTTCCACCTTCACGATCTGTAAAAGCGTAGACGTTGTTTGTAGGGGGTACTTCATCAAAAGTGTTCCACCAAGACAGAGTACCGTCTCCAGTGTCCCAAAACATCGCGGATGCGAATGAGCTCGGCATCTGAAGATACCCCTGACTCGACGAAAAGCCTTCAGAATTAACTCCGTCTGGCGAGCTGACTGCAGTTGCAGAATCAGAAGTGACGGAATCATCGTAGTTCGAAGTTAGAAGGTATCTCACAGACAGATCGGTAGTAAAATTAGGGGATTCCGATGAGGTTCCGCTTGCTCTAACAATAATCATAGTTCTCTCCTATAGATCAGGTGCTTCGTTACCAGCTAAATAAAGCTGCTTGACTTGAAGAGAGCTCGCAGCGTAACCCTTGGCAACAATGACATCTTTTATAGCTCCCGGATACCTTTGCCCAACTGTTCCCGTCTGAGAACCGATGCCAACATTTCTAGTTGATCCCGGTACCAGCGAAGAAGCGCTGCTGACAAACGGCCTGTTGTCATTCCATACTTTCTGCTCTACCGGCTCACCGTTTATGTACAATGTACTCACGTTATGGTTCTTTACGTAACATATGTGAGACCAGTTGTTAGCGGAAACCCGAGTGTTTGAAGCCGCTAAGACCGATCCTGCTAAGCTGTCCGATGAGGGAGAACTTATCAAGAGAAGCCGGGTGGCCGGTCCCTCTTCATCGTACTTATAACTGTAGTAGTCCATTGCTTGCCAGAACGCAAACCCATCCGGTTCAGATGAAGGTGCGTAATCTGACAACATGTAAAACGTTGAAATGTTTGCAGGTCTTACCCAAAAAGATATCGTCCCAGAACCATATTCAAAGTTAAAGTCATCTGTTGCTGCTGTTGGAAGAGATATTTTTCCATTGACGTGCTGGTTGGCTTGTCCTCCCGCAAAGATTGCAGCAGAAGTATCCCCAGCGGTACCAAATGAAACGTCTGTACCAGCACCAGTCGCAGAAACAACAGTGCCGTCGTTGGAACCTACAGAGTCATCAGCATTTGTCTCTAGCTTCCAGCGAGAATTTATCGCAGATACCAAGTTGTCGATTATATTATCTATCTTAAATATGATTGGCATGTTTCCCCCTAAAAGCTTCCAGCAGATCCATTGCTGTACAACGCCGCTACCTCTGCTGCTGACAACACTCTTCCATCCCACACGCACAAGTCCTTGAACCACCCATCGAACATACGCGAGGTAAGGTAGCTTCCAGCAGAGCCATTTACCTCCCACTCAAGAGAATATTCAGGCCAGTAACTTGCAGTCTCGGTACCTACCAGCGAGCCGTCTTTGTACATGCGGAAGTCACCGTTGTCTATAGTAACGACTATATGCACCTCAGAAGTACCAGAGTCACCAGTCGCGACGATACCCTCATATCCGGCCGAGGCTGGACTGGCGCTATTGAAGAAATGCCATCCGCCTGCGCCGCTAGCGAGAACGCTGTTTTGGTCAAAGTACCCAAAATGGACCCCACGCTGGTTGGCTGACCCGCCTCTGTAAGAACCAAAGATATAACGATTATCAGCAGTCCCACCAGCGGTGTACCCTGTGTTCATCTTAACCCAGAATGATATCGTCCCCCCAACACCGTTTAGATCATTCAATGTTGTCGATAGATTCGATAAACCATCAGCGCCAAATTTGATCTTATGGTTCGAGGTGGTCTGCATACGTGCCCCAGATGAATCAAAGGTAACACCAGAACCAGCGTATACATCTGAATAATTTCCAAGCGAATCTGATGTGTCTGACGTAAAAAGATACCTAGCCACGAGATCTGTTGTAAAGTCTATGGAGCGACTTACCTTAAATATTATCGGCATAATTCCTCCCTAGTAGCTGCCGCCGTGACCGTTGTCGTAAAGATCACTGATCTCGTCTGCTGTTAAGATGCGACCGTCCCAAATGCTGAGGTCTTTAAAGTATCCCTCCCACTGTAGTGTTGAAGCGGTTGGGCTTTGGGCTGAACCGTTCATTATCCACTCTCGGCGATCTTGAGGAAAACCGTTAGCAAACGTTTGCGTATCTGCTAGGCTTCCATCTTTGTAAAGCTTGGCTGTGTCGGTTGCACTATCGTAAGTGAATACTATATGTACCCAAGTAGTCCCGGAATCTCCTTCCCAAAGAACACCTTCAAAGGATGAACCGGTCCCAACTCGGCTAAAGAAATGCCACCCGCCCTTGTCACCATTGACGGTCGGTTGATCGTCGAAGTACCCAAACTGGGGACCTCGGGTGCCTATAGTCGAACCAGCGTAAGAGCCAAGGATGAACGAAGCATCATTGCCCGAATCATCTATCTGATTCGTGTCAGGATTTAGCCAGAATGATATTGTGCCGTCGTTGGTACCGATATCATTCAGTAACTTAGATGCCGACGTTGATGTGCTGTCAGCACCAAGACTTATCCTACTTGTGTTTCCAATTTTCTCAAAGTAAACGCCGTTACTACTATCATAAGTTACAGCAGATTCGGCTGTCATTGTATCATAGTTCCCTAACGAGTCTGATGCGTCTGACGTGAATAGGTATCTAGCAGACAGACCGGTAGTAAAGTCTGACGTTGGTGAACTGGGGACTTCCAGTGAAGTTCCGCTTGCTCTAATTACTATTGCCATGATTATGTTCCTTTATATATTACGTATTGTATGCTAGAAAGGCACGCACCGCATCACACGGTGCGTGCCTCCAAACCCTTACCTGACGATAAGCGTGAGCTGATCACCGGTAACAAGTGCATACGAGAACACGGCATCTATCGCAGTGTCTACACCAGACAGCCTATAATCAGCTGTACCGGCCGTGACTTCACCGGAAGAACCTGACACTTGTAAGACACCATTAACGAACACATCTATTCGAGCATCTCTGTCTGCAGCAGGTACAGCAGAAATATCTACGCTAAGTTGTCCTGTAGCAGAATCAGCGGATACGTCAGAAGACAACGCTTGAAGCGCTTTAGTAGCTCCAGAAGCTGTAGACCCTAACGACGTAATAGCACCAATCAAGGAGTCGTAGCCGAGACTGTTAAACGACGTCCATTGAGAATCGGCAGTAGCCAAAGGTACACCGACGTCTTTGTCAGACCAGTTTGACGATGTGACGTGAGAATCCACAAAGTAAAGTCTGCCGCCGGCACCAGACAGCACGAGATTTCCTGTAGTGGTCTTTGCTAAGTCGTGACGTGTTGACGTGCCGAGGAAGAAGACTGACCCCGACGTTGCCATCGCTCCATCTAGCCTTAAATACCCGTCGACTTCGACATCGGGATCGTCAGCAGATCCGCCAGCTGATGCAAATCGAGTGTCTCCAGCTCCATCGATTATCAAGACTTCAGTGCCGTCTTCTGTGAATGTAGCACCAGAGTCTCCATCAATAATAACAGCGCCGTTGTTAGAAGCGACAAGCTCAAGACCACCCGAACCTGTAATTGCTGTTGTATAAGCCGTCCCTGTAACATACAGGTCAGAAGTAGCGACAAAGACACCTTCAGTTCCCATCGAACGGAACGTAGCGGGAGCATCAAAGAAAGATGATGCCGAGGTGTCATAATCTAGAACGCGACGAATCGACGAAGCGATTTCATCTAAAATGTCTTGCCCATCTGCAAGACTTGGAGGCGACAGCGGAGCCGATCTGCTAGAAACAGGAAGCGACCCAGTGAGCTGCTTAAGCCTAATTTGGGTTGTAATAGCCATTTTTCACTCTCTATTTTGCTAAATTGTTTCAGATCCAGTAAACGTAAGCTCACTCAATCTACATAAACTTTGAAGCCCAAGCCCAAAGCGCCATGCCGAATTGCACAACAGCAAACACGGTCACCGCTTTAGTCTTGAATAGTTTGAGGTCTTCGACTTCCTTAGTTAATTCTTTTAATTGCGTCGGGGACGCAACCTCATCTATCTTCTCTTTCCAAGCGCGAAGTTCATCTACTTTATCCTCTCGAGACTGAAACTTAGCTAACTCTTGTTTCACGTCTTGGAGTTCAGTTCTTAACGCTTCGATACCAGTCGCTAAAGTCTCAAGCTCTTTCAATACTAACCTAGAGTATTCTGCCCACCCATTATCTGACGACATCTTATCCCTCCTTCACGATTGGGTTACTAACCAACGTGAGTAGTTCAGTGATTTTATCTAGATAGTGCACAGACACGGACTTATCTTGCAACATTTGCTCATGAATACTGGAGAGCTCTGCGATCAAAACAACCCTACACTCAAGTAAGTGTTTTCTCTCTTGCTCTTTCGCACAAATCTCCTGCCTCAAGGACCTAAGTTTTTCAAGATTACCTGACACTGTGAAACCTCCGGAACTAACGACCTACTTTTAAATATAACAAAAAAACCTGCATGACTTTTACATCGTGCAGGTTTCGTTTATGGAGGTAATTCTCAAGAGAGCCAGTAGCAAGTATTGTGTATTTACAGGCTAATATTTTTTTTCATTTTTTTTCGGAGGTCTTTATCATCCAAGTTGTCAATCCACGCAGACACAGCGACAGGATACAATGTCGACATTATTTGTACCATGGCCTCAGCCACTCTTTGAATTTCCCACTGGGCGCCCTCGTGCAATCGGAGACGACAAAAATGAAGAGCGTTATGTAATGAACATGTCCCGTAATACTCTGTGTAGAGGTTTTGAGGAAGCACCCCTCGTGCCTGCTCTCTACAAACTCCCGCTGACAGTAAACTGTTATAAAGGTTCAAGCTCTGGACATGGTGCTCTCTCACTACTTGTGATGCTCTCGTCCCATAGCCAGCGTCACTTAAGTCAGGTATTATTACAGGATCCACCTCTTCTTGGACGTTGCTTGCCTGTCTATTACTCTTGTGCTGGGTCCTAAAACTATCCGGTTCATAAAACCTTAGATCAACGTCAGTATACCGTCTGCTAATCTCGTTATAACTCCAAGTCCTATGACGGTGATGCTGGCTCCTAATAAAGAGAGGAACCACAAAGCGAAAAGTGACAACATTATGCTCGAACGTACTCGTGTGGCCGTGGTTAACAAGGTACTTAATAAGCTTCTCGTCTTTCTCATCTAACTCTTCCTTGTGCTTTCCAAATGAAACTCTGGCGCTATTGACGATTGTCAAATCATTGCCCATGTGCTCGACGTACTCTACTGTTCCAATACCATCGCCATACAATTCAACTCTATCTAACATCAATACTCCATATCTTTTCTTACTTCAGATTCTATCTTCTGCTTTTTATCAGCGTACTTTTCTTTTATATTCAAGATTGGTACAGGCTCACCGTCGCCATCAATTCTGACAAACGTCATCTCAACATCGCAGACAGGCTTTTGTGAGCCGTTCACTACGCTGTGTCGCCTTGCAAACAATCTAATCTTAATAGACGTGTTGCCAATATTCACGACATCACCGTATATCTTTATGATTTGCCCAGGACGAACAGGCCGCACGAAGATGACTTCTGATATTGACTTTGTCACCATTCTTGGCGAACCGCAGACTTGTGAAGCGAAGGCGACACCGGCTTCATCCAACCATGCCAGCATGGTTCCACCAAATAGGTTACCATGATATCCGACACAAGATTCTTTGCACATATGAGTAGCTATAAGTTCTAAATTCTCCATAACTACTTTACATATTCGAGCACACACCTTACGACTCTATAAGGGTCACAATTTGAAGCGGGGCGGCGGTCTTCTACGTAACCCTTCCACTCCTCGCCTGTCGCCACCGGGACTCTGACGCTTGTATTTCTAGAACCGACGCCCCACGAAAATTCACTGTAAGAAGATGTTTCATGCTCTCCTGTCATTCTCCTCCTGTTCAACTTCCCGTAGTTCTGCATATGCTCAGAATGTTTGGCTGACGCAGTTTCCATAATCGCTCTGAACAACTCTTCGCCACCTGATTCTCTCATGGAGTTAGTCGAAAAATTCGTATGACATCCAGATCCGTTCCAGCCCTCGTGCGGTTTCGGGTGCCAATCTATACCAATGTCGTATGTCTCACAACACAATTGCAGAATGTATCTACTAACCCACAGGTCGTCAGCAGCCTTTAGCGGATCTTCTGCAAATACTTGATATTCCCACTGCCCGGGGGAAACCTCAGTATTATAGCCAACGACGCTAATTCCAGCCTTGTTACAGATCGTAGCGTGTTCTCTCACAAGTTTTCTATGTCTGATGGGTCCACCAGAGGAACAGTAGTACCTAGTGTCCTGTGGTGGCAGACCATGCTTAGGCCACAAAACGTTCTTGTCGTTCTTGGTGATAAAAAACTCCTGTTCAAAACCTACCCACAGTCCCTTGTCACCAGACTCTGCTATCTTATCCCTTAAGACGGCTCGGTAATTTGTGTCGTGTGGTTCTCCAGAAGCTGGATCACAGACTTCGCAAAGAGCAATGTAGTGTTGATCTGATAACTGATAGACTCTGTGTGGCTTAAGCAAAAGCTCAGAGTTGCTTGTGACTGCCTGGTTCGTCGAGGAGCCGTCAAACGTCCATTCAGCAATTTGGATCTCCATTTCACCTTTCTGGCTTACAGATGGAGTTACGATCTTTGTCTTTGAACGCACAAGGGGTGATTCCAGTCCGTCAACCCAAACATAATCAACATGTACCATTATACTTCTCTCCGACACTCATCTAAAAGAGCGGCTAAATCTAGACCAGCGCAATCGATCTTTCTCTTAGTAAGATTGTAGTGGTTTATGAACCCGGAAAACCTAGATCTTTCGCACTCTTTATCAACAGTTGTAATTAGCTCACCTGAAGAATCAGTCGGACATTGTAAGGGTATATCTAACCCTTTGTGAAGCGCCTTCCAGAGAGCTTTTAAAGCGTCAATTTGAACGTCATAGAACCCAAGGTGCTCTTCCAATCCTCTACCGTGACACTTTACGGAACCAGCAGGGTTGATAGGTCTGGAGCCGAAGCCCTTACGTTCATACCAGCTCTGGTATTTCGGGTAGAAGGCATTTGCAATCTCGACGCCAATACTCTCATGATTCCATTTCCTACCGCCAGCCTGCCAAGCGGCATGCTGCGTATCTAATAGCTGGTAAATCGTGCCATCATTGTCGATACCAAAATGGATTGATATTCCTCTTTTCGCAATCACGTTTGCCATTGACTCAGTAGACAAGCAGACGTCCCAGTGGTTAACAAAATAGTGCGGTCGTCTATCAGGTTTCCCGGCATAGCTGGTGTAAGTACCGTCTTTGCATCCTAGACCATCAGGTTCGTCCCACAGAACAACTTTGTCCCACTCTATAGGTAGGAAATTACCGTTATGAACAATAAACTTATCGCCTGATCGACATGAGCTTTGGGAAGGAGAAAAGTCTGATATCTCATCTTCTCTCTCTGTCCAAATTCTTCTATACGTCGCAGGACCGCATAACCCATCAGCAGTTAATCCGTGAGACTTTTGCCACTTCTTAATTGCTTTTACTAAATCATCATCATGTTCATCTGCTCCGAACCACGAGGGATCCCATCCCAATGAATCGGCGGAGCTTTTGTTGTAGAATACTTTGTCCATGTTGCCCTCTACTCAAAATCTATATCAACAGATACCTTGATATGAATCTTTGGAACTCGCAGCTGATTTGCCATCCCATGTTTCTTTGCTTCTTCAGCGTCGAGGAACCAATCAGCATGCTTCTTTTTGTCTACAATCTTCATGAAGTAGTCATCTTTTTTCCCGCAGTTACGAGCCATCATAGTGTAGATAGTTGTGTTAAGTCTATCGGCTTCTGTCGCTCCCGCTTTTAGTTCTTCAACTTTGCCGAAATCCATGGAGCTGACGTCGTGAATCATTACTGTTGCGTTTGGATCCATAAAGCGCATGCCTTCTTCACCAAAAGAAAACAATACAGCTCCACAGCTCATCGCTTTACCTTCTACGATGGTAGCAACAGGAATTTCTGAATGCTTTATCGCACTGATCATTGACATTAAACTGTAGACTTGGCCACCGTATGAATCAATGACAATAGGAATTACTTTCTGGCCTGTGTTATGGGCTTGTGCCATCTCTTGAGCGAACTTCTTTGCAGAATCTTCATCAAATTTATTGACCCTGATTATTACAGGCTGCTTTCTTAGTTCTATTTCTTTAACTTTGGGATCAATTTCTGTTGTCCAGTGCATTATAACTCCTTATTATCCACACTTCGCCATACCACAGTTAATACATGTGGCACATCCTTCTTGGTATACTACATTCGGACTGTCGCAGCAAGAGCTTAGTACTCCATTACTCGCCCTGGTACCGTCCGCGATGTATTTCTTTAGACATCTAGCAATTACTTTAGAGAAGCTAAACAGATCTGCATCTTTATCTTTCTGTAACTGTTCGACAAGATATTGAACTGGTACACCGTGACGAAGCGCTAGCGATAATGTACGTGTGAACGCAGAGTGGTTTGGGTTATCAAACACTTTCACGACATCCTTGATTATAAATTCATCGCCATTTGATCCTACAACGAGATCATACTTGGAGGGAACAGACTTCCTAACTCTTTTCTTAATCACACCTGTTGTGTGTCTCCTGGGAATCTCTACGTACTCCGACAGTCCCCCAATGACCTCATATGGCTGGCCATTCAAAAGGCCTATCAGAATGGTCCATGCTTCCCCCTTAATATTTGCTTGGTGTATATCACACTCTAAATCTTCGGGTCGGCGAGGCGCTGTATTAACAAGTATCTCAGAAGACTCTCGAGGGTCATCATGACTTTCTTCAGCAGCGACAAGAACCCCTGAACGGCTACCATCTCTGTAGACAGTTACTCCCTTACATCCAAGCTCCCACCCCTTCATATACACTTGCTTGACTGTCTCCACGTCAATATCGTTAGGGAGGTTTGTGGTGTTCGATATCGCATGACAAACCCACTTCTGGGCGGCCGCTTGCATCTTGACCTTAGCAACCCAATCAATCTCATTGGCTGTTGCGCCGGCATAAGGGCTCATCTCAACAAGCTTTTCGTTGCTCATTGTTTCGCCTTCACCAATCTCTATTGTGTCCATCCACTGCCTGAAGCCATGGTGATAGACGGTATATTCCTGCCACCTATCGCCGGAATCATCCACGAAATCTACTCGAGCATCGGCATCTTGACCAGTCAACTTTTTGCGGCGAGTGTAATGAAGCATGAAAGCTGGCTCGATTCCAGATGTTGTTTGCGTCAGCACAGAGACAGATCCGGCTGGAGCTGTTGTGGTTAACGCAATGTTTCTACGTCCGTAGGCTCTCGACAATTTTTCTAATTCAGGGTCTGCTTCATAGAGGCGCTGGATAAACTTATGGTTTGATTCTCTCTCAAAGTCGTAAACTTCGAAGGCGCCACGTTCTTTCGCAAGTGTGCACGAACTTCTATAAGCGTTCAAGGCAAGAGTCTTATAAATGTCTTCTACGACATCAACAGACTCTTCAGAGCCGTAAGTGACACCTATCATGGCAAGAGCGTCACCAAGACCAGTAATCCCAAGCCCTGTCCTACGACCCTTCAGAGCAGCTGTTCGAATATTATTCCACAGGGACCTCTCATGATACTTAACATGATCAGACTCTGGGTCACGATCGATCTTGTCAAGAATCTTATCGACTTGCTCAACTTCAAGATCAACCATGTCGTCCATCAAGCGCTGCGCTTTAATCACAACGCTAGAGTACTCGTCAAAGTCAAATTCAGCACGAGAAGAGAATGGATTCTTCACGAACGCTGTCAGGTTCACAAGCATCAACCGGCAACTATCGTATGGTGATAGAATAATTTCACCGCATGGGTTTGTCGACACAGAACCGAAGCCTTCTTTAGTATATACATCAGAAGGTGTCATGGACTTTGCAGTGTCCCAAAAGAGGACACCAGGTTCTGCGGCAGCGTGAGCGCCTTCAATAATCTCGTGCCAGATTTCAGCGGCGTCATCAACAACACTGATCTTCGGGTTAGAAGAGTCTACGGGCCATCGAAGCTCGACTTCTTCGTTATTTCGTACGGCCTCCATAAATTCATCTGTAACACGAACAGAGATGTTGGCACCCGTCACCCTCGTCAAATCTTGCTTTATCTTTATGAAGTCACGGATTTGTGGATGATGAACAGATATCGTTAACATCAGAGCCCCTCTACGGCCTCCCTGAGCGACTTCTCGACACGAATTGCTAAATCTATCCATGAAGACTTCAATGCCGTCTGTAGTCCTAGCTGCGTTGGCTGTGGTAAGGCCCTTCGGTCTAATTGTGCTAAGGTCAAAGCCGACACCCCCACGACGCTTCGCAATCTGTACTAACTCCTGATCAGTCTTCAAGATTCCACCATAACTGTCCTCTGGTGACTCTATAACAAAACAGTTGGATAGTGACTGGATTCTTTGGTCATTTCCGATACCAGACATTGGAGAGCCTTGAGGAACTACCTGACTAAAGTCTTTTAACAGAGAGTATATTTCACCCTCTGTCAGGGGATTCGGATATTTTTGCTCAATCCTAGCTAGTTCGCCAGCAATACGTCGGTGCATATCATCCGGACTCAACTCCAGAAATTCTTCATCTTGATTGGTAAGCAAGTATTTAGTCGCGACGACATTAGCTGCTAACTCGTCTCCTGAAAAATACTCAAGACACCGAGCGTATACTTCTTGGTACGTATATGTTTTCGACACTTCTGTCTCCATCTTATTAAACTCTATTAATCTCTTTCCACTTCTTTCTAATCAGGTCTTTTGTCTCGCGTTGTTCGTCCTGGCGGGCTTCAGCGAGAGTCGCCGACTCACTATCGATTACTTTAATACTAGAGCGCGCGGTGTCAATGTGTATAGGAAAAAGAATCCCGTCCTTACCAGCGCGGTTTTTAGCGATAAAGATACGACCGGTCCCAGTAGCTTTCTCAGTTGCCTTTCTTGAAAGCGAAACAACTAAGTCAGCAACCATTGCCTTCCCATATGCTTCCGACATATTCTCAAGACCAACGATGTCAGAATTTGCCGAGTCTCTATTCGCTTGGCTCGCTGTCCACACTGGTACCCTTAGTTCCATTGCAAGATTTCTGAGCTCTTCATAAATAAGCTTAAGCTCATGACGTAAAGAGTCATACTGGCGTGTTGATCTCATAATGTCTGCATAATCGATAAGTATCAGAGAAGGTTTGAAGTTTCGTAAAGCAAGTTTCTCAATGTGGTTTCTAATGGTCGTTACTGACGCGGTACCAGTTGGATACTCCTTAATCATCAAGCGTCCTAAGTCTTCATTCTTTTCGTAAAACTCTTTGACTTGCTTTTTGTGATCGTGAACATCTGAAGACGGTATATTACAGAGGTTCGAATCGTATCGAATACCCACAGCCTGTTCAGTCAGCTCGAATGTGTAATGCAGAACATTCTTTCCGTTTCTCATTGCATTAGCACCCATCTGCACAAGAAAGTGAGACTTACCAACACCTGTGTTCGCGGTAACGACCCCAATCTCACCTCGACCCAACCCACCTGCTAGAACGTCCTTAGCATCTAGTTCTGGAATACCCGTGGGACATACACATCGGTCAATCTTCTGAAAGCGAGCTTCAATATCTTCAAAGAAGTCGTGCCCAACCGTATTCGGCATGCCGATTGATACAGCGTTTTTCATCAACGAGATTACAGACTCGAAGTTGTCAGTACTAATCAATTCTACCGACTGCTCAAGGGCTTCCTTGAATGCCTGCCTCTTGCAGAAGTCCAACGACTTTTCCTTAACATAGGCAATATCACCAGGGTTAGGATTCTCGCGCATCCGAATCAAGTAAGATACAATCTGATCCCTTAGAATGATATCGCCGTCTTCACTAAGCGCATCTTTGATGATCGAAATCAAAAGTGATTGAGTTGGAAAGCACCGATATTCTCTAAAGTAGTTGAAGTACTTATCACAAAGATATTCTAGATAACGCAGCTCGAAAAAATCAGGCCTCATAACTTCAACCATCTGAGCGGCCCAGTTTAAGTCCGTCAACAAGCCTTGAAAGATCTTCTCTTGAAAAGGCTTGTTATAGTGTGCGAACTGGCCGGCGGGCAGATCATCTAAAATTGCTGTCTTGCTTGTTGCGGGCTGCATAAAAATCCTCTGTTAGTCTACTTTAATACCTTCAAGGTCATAAAAAGCTTGTCATAATCAACGTTAGTGATCTGTATCTTCATCAGTTCTCTGATGAACCCAAGTTTATCACGGGTGGTATCGTTCTGGAGAGCTGACTCTATTTTCTGTGCCTGGCTTGCAGACAACTTACCTAAGCCGAGATACATAAGCTTCCAGTTCTTTCGTATGTTCTCTTCGTGTTCAATGATATTATCATAGAGCTTAAGACTCTTTTGTACTCGAAGCTTTTCACATTCAGTAACTATGTCATCCACAGTAAGACTGTCAGAATTTCCAAACTGCGGAAATCTCTTCGAGAGGTTTTTAAACCCAACTCCAGGGGCACCTTTTAGACCGTCAGAGGCGTCACCAATGAAGCATCTTGCGAGACAAAAATTTTCTGGGTGAACGCCAAAGTTATCGATAACGCTCTCTATACTCCACTCTTTTTTGCTTCCGGGCGACCACACTCTTACCCTGTCGTTTATCAATTGAAAAAAATCTTTATCAGTTGATACGACAATACACTCTTTATCTTTAAAGACGGCGTTTACGATGTAAGCAACGATATCATCACCTTCGCAGTCAGATACATACACTTGCTTGATTCCAGCTTTTCGTAATAATGAAACAAGTCTTGCTACTTGTGAATTTCTATTCTCGACAGTGTCGGGTATATCTTCGTAAAAGCGGTTTAACTTTGCAGGGCGACGGCCAGACTTGTATGTAGAGCTTACCCCTCGCCGGCGTACAGAGCCCCCACCCTCCCAAGTGACCACTATATCACTTGGTTGATACCTTTCGCACAACAGTTGTATGCCCTTCAGAAACCCCACTATCCCACCGACATGTTCACCGTTGGTATCCATAGTGGGATTCGCTGCCCAGTGCCTGTAGAAGACATTCAGTCCATCTAACACTAGAACAGGACGATCATTAGACATCTAAGTCCTCAATACCATCCAAGTCTAGATCGAGAGCAGCGGCTCTCACTTCTTCGTATGACTCCGTGTCAAGATGAGCGTCAGCAGGGTTTTCTAGCTTTCTTGTCATGCAAGCTTCTAACAGCGCTTCTACATACCCATGATATTCAGGATCATTCCAGACATCACCAAAATCAGCTTTATAGAACTTCTTTTCAACAATCACTTCTCCTGTAGAAGCGCTGGCAACAACAAGGGACTTCCAGCTTCCGGTTCCGCTAATGCTGATTGTCTTGTCATCTATTGTGGCAGCGCCGAACTTCCTCAGCTCATCGAACACCTGCTCATGCTCGAATATTCCTTTTCCGAAATGAATCTCAAAATTACATTCTCTAAAAGGTGGGGCGACCTTGTTCTTGATAGTCTTTGCACGAACGTGAATTCCAATTACTTCCTTATTCTTGTTCGTGATCTGCTGCCCTGCCCCCAGTTTAATTCGTACAGATGAGTGAAAAGGGATTGCCTTACCACCGGGTGTAGTAGTAGGATCTCCATACATAACTCCAATCTTTGTCCTAATCTGGTTCAAACAGATCATCAACACGTTCTGATTTGCGATTACGCCTGTAATCTTTCTCATTCCTTTCGAGATAGCTCGAGCCTGTAAGCCGATTGTCTCTTTGTCATAGTCGCCGACAAGCTCAGCTTTAGGAGATGTAGCAGCGACGGAATCCCAGATGATCGTGACAGGTACATCCTTATCCATCGCCTTCGCCTTGAGAATAGTCGACTCAGCGATAGACATAACCTCCTCTGTGCAGTGCGTGTCAACATATACAAATCGCTTGCTGATATCGACACCAAGCATCGAAAGGTTCTCTACACTAGTTGCGTTTTCAGTGTCAATATAGACGACAATTCCGCCCATTGCCTGTGTAGACCGAGCAATTTGAATCGCAATATGAGATTTTCCGATAGATGGCGGCCCGAAGATCTCTACAATACGCCCCTCTGGCAAACCACCATTCGGACGATTCGCGATGATATAATCCAACTGCTTAGATCCTGTACTAATCCACCGATTCACGTGGGTTGGTGACTCATCAGTTGACAGATTGTAGGCAATTCGAGAACCATGTTCTTTATTCAGTGACTTAATCAGGTCAGAGGTAAACTCATCGCTGTTGTCTTGCTTCTTTTTTGACATTAAAACACTCCTATGTTCATAGAACAACTATAAGATTATGTAACTAGATGTTCATAAAAAACAAGGGAGGGAATTTCTTCCCTCCCTTGAAGTCACGAGGACAGCTTTTGTCTAAAAGTCATCTTCGAGATCGGCAAAAGCATCATCAAGACTCTTGAACTTATCACTAACCGCAGCTTCGCTGTTGTTTGTTGTAGAGCTGGTAGTTGAGTTGCTTGTAGAGCCACGAGACGTGCCAAAGTTGTCGTCGGTAGAAGAGTTATCTTCGTCACCGTTCAACCAATCATTTACGATCTTTGTCAGAGTGTCATAAGACTTCTCTTCATACATCTCTTCCAGGGAAGGAATTCCGTCAGTCCACTCAGTGATCTGCTTCTTGCTGTCAGCAAGCTTGCTCTGCTTCCCTCGGGGACGGACTTCGGTCGTTGCCCACTGGCGACCGGGCGCTTTAGTACAAACAACCTTAATGTCACGACCTTCCATCACATCAGTGATGTCGCCATAATCTTCATCAAGCATGATGTTAAGAAGAGACTGGTATACGGTCTTTCCGAAAGACCAGATACGTACGCCCTTGTCTTCTTCACCTCGAACTACAACTGGAGCGTAGTAGCGAGCCTTAGGGTAGAGCTTCTTCGCAAGCTCATAAGACTCCTTGGTGCCCTCATCACGGAGCTTTGTGATAAGCTCCTGGATGGGATCAGGATTACCGAACTGATATGGCGCCAAAAGACCAGGGTTGTTTCCAATGTTGTAGTAAAACCAACGCTCAGCAAACGGTAGACCGTCATCATTACCTGAGAACGCGAGGAGACGTACTACGGACTCTTCTCCCTCTTGTGGTCGCCACATAACGTTGCGGCGAGAGTTTGTGCCAGATAGCTGGCCGAGCTTCTTACGAAGTGCATCAAAATCAATTGCCATGATAACCTCCAAATGTTTAATGTGCAATAGGCAATTTGCAGTTAATTTGTCCGTGAGGACATTAGTAGTATAAGTCTAAATTCTTAATTTTTCAAGTCTTTTTTTTCTTTTTCTTATTTGGGTATGTTGAGCCCGTTCCGATAGGAGTTGTCGCACCCGCAACTGCAGTGGTAACTGCTTGCTCGTCAGCCTCTCGCTCATCCTCGGCGCTCTCGTCTGGCTCACCTAAAACTTCTTCTTCGGCCAACATTTCCCGTATAAGCATTCTAAGATATTTCATATCTTTAATTATGTAGTAAAGCGGTGTTGTGGCTCAACTTCGAAATATTGCGGCTCACATTTTTGAAGGTTTTGAGAAAGCCAAAGTGACTCTTCCTCTGCTTTCGCGAGGTTACTTACTTCTTTCCACCAACACCCAAGTTCTGGATTCCAACGATAACGGCGCTGCTTAAGAAGATGATTCTCTTCTCTCAAGGAGCCAGCAGCGAAGACGTGATAATCAGGTTGCATAGCATTGCTTAGCATCTCAGTCATGTACTTTTCATGCCTTAAAAGATGAAGAGTCGCATCAACGTCAGCAACGGCATTGTGCGAATCATAAAAGAAACCATGCCAAGCGCAGAGCACCTCTAGAGCCTTCGAAGCGCGACAGATGACTGTCCAATCAACTTGGGTCATTGAGCAGCACCAGACGACGTCTGAAGGTACAATCTGTCCATTCTTTTGGAGCGCCTTCTCAATCCACTGTCTATCGAATGAAGCGTTATGAGCAATCGCAAACTGACATTTCGATAAGATCTTTGCAACTTTATCCCATGGGATGGAATGACCCTTTAGATCCTCATCAACAAATCCAGTTATGTCAGTAATAATCTGGCTTAGAGGATTAGCCGGTTCTTGAAGATACTCAATGCTCTTCTTGACGCCTGAAACTTCGCCGGTTGCCGGCGATACAAAGAAGGGTCGCATTGCAATCTGGATAATCTCGTCATTATCCTTATTTAGACCAGTTGTCTCGACATCAATGATCACAGCCGGTACATCACCTGGCGCTGGATCTCTGTCTGGAGCTGCTAGTGCAAGTAGCTTCTCTAGTGTTACTACTCCGTCTTTTTCCAAATGCTTCATATTACACCTCTCATTCAAGATAATGTAAAAGAAAACATGGGGGTTTACATGCTACTACGCATTTTCAGGCCAAGAATTTTTCTTTGAAGATTTGTATACGACAACAGAGCCATCGCCTAGCCTGTCGACTTGGACCGGAATACTAAGACTCAACTTACCGGCGTTCTTAGCACCGATGAGGGTATGATGAATGTACTTCGCTCCATTACGACTATCGAGATCACCCATTTTAATAATGATTCCAGTCATGTCTCCCTGCCTCTTTTGAGACAGTCCCGGAGCATATGCTCGCTTCATAACGTCAGCACCAGAAAGAGCTTGCTTCAAAATATCGGCAATCCCCTGAAGTTCTGAACCTGACTTCTCTATCTTAAGATTCTTCATAAGCTGCTTCGGGTTTTCTTTCGCGAGGGCCCCGGCTTCTTGAACGTCTTTGTTCCAGCGACCCCGACCGACGGAGGATCCTATTTCTCCGGGTTTGGTTTCTCCAGAGCGTTTCGATTCCTTCTCTTTCTCTTCTGGCTTGGCAGCCTCTTCATTTTCTTCTAGAATCATCTTCTTGATGTAACTTCTGAGCATTTCTTCATTCATTAGAGTTTAACTCCGTAATCTTCAGTGGGAACTTGCCTACACCCTGCATATCGTATCCATTAGATACATATTCAGATACCGCCGTAAGTTTCTTAGGATCTGCCTCAAATAGCAGAGCGTCATGGATAATAAATAAGGGTTTTACGACACCCGCGAACTGTCTGCAAAAATCCAGAAAGCCGGCAAGAGATACATCAACGGCAGTAGATTGCAGGAAGTTATTAACCAAGATAGAGGGGCGCTGGTCATCAACCTCGATAGGTCGACCAAAAAGGTTAGTGATGGATCCAGTCTTTGCTTGATCTGATAGGCTTTTACTCAGGCTGTCTACCTTAAAGTAATTTGCAACCTCTTTCATTAGCTTCTCTACTGGTATATCAGAACCTTCATCTCTGAGCATACTTTCCAGCCTATACTTCCCGGCGCCGTATAAAGTACATAATACTGCTAACTTCGCTGCATCTCTGCTGATTCCAAGCCCCAAGTTCTCAGAGAATGAAGTGTATACATCACCCCGTAGGTCCGCACCAGCGATGTTCAAAGCAACTCGCGGCTCAAGAGAAACAAAGTCTATTTCGTATAACTTTTTGTTTCGTGATGATGCTCTTAGAACAGCCCTGTGGTCTTTCTTCATCGTTAATATTTGAGGGCCTGATTTCACCACTAGACGTCCAGTCTTTGTCGAAGACCTAGAATACTGTGGTACGGGTAAAGAGCCGCCTACAGATGAACTTACAAAAGAATTAAGGACATGGTTATCTTCGTTTTCAAGAATCGAACGAGCAGACTTCTCATTTAGGGTACAGGGCTCGAGCATCGAAAAGAGTGCATTCGTGTCTTGAAAGAATGAAGAATACTCTGACTTGCTTACCTCTGCTGTCATTTCTTGTATGTCTTTTAGGAATGGCATCAGTATTTGCTTAAACCGCGGGGTGGGAATTACATATGACCATGGAACATCACCTGTATAACCACACTCTTTGAAGCTGTTCTTATACTCACGAGGGATCAAGTCTGGTACCTCGTAGCCATAGAGTCTTAAAAGGTCTTCGATAGCAGCAGGTGCTGTTAAGTCACCGACGCAGAAGTCATGCTCCTCCAACTCCTGTGCTGGTTTCAGCATACCATCCTGCAGTATTACATCATACGGAAAGCCCGTGACCTGCTTATAGATTAGTAAACGCATATGGAATATTACACAGCGCAGCTACAATTTTCACATGCTACGAATCTTTTAATGCTGTTAGTGTCTTAGTGATATTCGTTATCATGCTGGTATAGCTACCAAACGCGTCGACCTGTGTCATCTTGATTTTCGTCTCGAACTTTCCCTTTGAAAGAGAGTGGTCGATCCCCGAGACAACAAACACATTATCTATTGTGGTCCCGGTGCCGAAGTCAACAAAAAAGTTCTGTCCATAACTTATTACTGGACATCCAAATGTATTCATTGAAAGAGTGACCGGGGCTGTCTGTAATGGTAAGCCAGCGTCTCTAACGCCCTGTGCGGTTGTACCTCCGCCCATTCCCCCACGCATCATGTTAATCGAGGCAAGCTTCGGGTCATTCATAGATGATAAGTCAGCAGATAACACAGCGGAGTTTGTAGAACCATATATTATCGACGGCATTGTGCTTTGGATGAACCCCTTTAGCGCGGGAAACCCGCCTTTAACCCTAAAGTACGTATCAGGTTGAGTGGCTGGATCATAAGATTTCATATCATCTTCAGACATCGAGGGTACAGCTTCCAGTAAACCGTAGTCTAGCGCTTCCTGTAGCTGCTCTAAAAATGCTGTTTTGTGATCGACTGAAATATCGGCGTCAAGACCGAATTCCGCCTCTGTGTTCATCGCTCGAGTTGTGTTCGTAGCAGCAGTTGTTAAAAGACCCATCGAGTTTGAACGTGTGGCTTGAGACAACCTATTAAGCGCAGTGTAGGGAGTACATACTGAATCGTATATATGGATCCTGAGTATCGTTGCACGGCGGCCTTCGGGATGACCTGTATCTTTTGCAGGTACAGCTTCAATATGAAACCTAACTCTTGGCATCTTGAATTCAAGCTCCGAAGTGTCCCCGTAGGCATCTTCAAGGCGCTTCTTTTTCTCGTCGTTAAGCTTTGTTGGATCTTCCTTGAATTTCTCTTTCACTGTCTTTTTACCTTCTTTGTCAGTGTCGTACAAAGAAGCAAGACCGAACGCTTCTGCAGTCTGATTATGGATAAACTCTTTACCCATCATACCCATAAACCTACCAAGAGGAAGATTAACTGTATTCTTCGTGTTTTCTTTAAAGACTAAGTCAAACTGCTTTAAGTTGATTGGGATTTCAGCAGTCGTTAAATCCTTTAGATAAGAAGACTTATCATTCATAGGATAGAACAAAAACTGGATCTCGTCAAATCTCTTAGTGGCAGCAAGAGGTTTTCCCACCATATACATGAGTAACGCGCCGTACGAAATATGATTATTCGACCACTGTGGGATATTGACAAAGCTTTTACTGCCATTATGACCTGTCACTTCTTTGGCAAATGGATCTTTTTTCGACTGGCGCATCTTTTTCAAGTGGCTTATCTTCTCGCCAACTGCATCCGCGATTGTCTTCTTTAGTTGCGCGGCGGCGCCACCTTTCCCATCTTTACCGAACATGTCTTCCAAAGTATCTGCCAGCTGACCTGACGTACCTTCGGCACCCCTGTTCGCAGATATATACTTCTTTAACGCTTTCTGTGTTTCTTCATCCATCGTCAAAGCGCGGCTTGTATCAGATGCAGCACTAAAAAACGACTTTCCAAAGACGTCCTTCGCTTCCTTCGTTCCGCCCGTCGCAGCGGCATCTTTAAGGGCAGTAGCTTTAAGTTTTTTGATCACATCGACCATATCTTTAAGCGCCTGCATCGCATCTTCTACGTCTTCACCTTGGCTGATATTATTTGTATCGACATTCGAGGCGCCTTTCATCGATAGCTTAAGTTTAATCTTGACTTGCCCTACGTCGTCAAAAGAAAACGAGCTGTTGACGATCATATATTTTTCGGTCACCTTAAGCGCGTCCAAGAATGCACCGTAATAATTTCCGCTTGCTAAGTCGTTATCAGGGTGAGACCATCCGTAGGTTATCAAAAGCTCAGTCCGACCGTATAGATCTGGTTTCACGAACTCGGATATTTCCGTCAGACGAGATCTGTCATGTAAGACAAGGGAAAGATCAGCAGTCTTGTGTGACATCATCCCCTTCGAGGGTGTAACAGAAATACCGAAATCTTCTATACTCATCAAAGGACGGAAAGGGTCAATGATAGGAGCTCCCCTGCGGCCGCCTGCAGAGACTGGTTTACCATCGTCTCCCTTAACGTTAGAGAACGCTTCGAAATCAGTATATCCCTCTAGTTGACCGTTTAGTGTTGGGACTAGAGTTTGGGGAGCGGTGAAGATCTCCATCCCAACAGTCGCTACATCTAAGTCTTCGGCGGAAGCGATGGTATCAGAACCTCCCGATGTTTTCTTACCGTCGCCGTCAAGGCCGGCTGCAGCACGGGCTTCTTCACTCTCCAGCTTACCCTGCACAGCTTCTTCGTTTAATGCTGTCGCCAAAGCTTTGTCTACGTCTGTTGCAGGCTGGCTCTGCCCTGCTACATGTTGCATCAAGCTAAGTGTTTGTATACGACCGTCTTCGCTGAGGCCTTTCATAGGCGAGACAAGTGTTATATCGAGATACGGTTGGCATCTCGAGAACTCTAGAGTCGGGATAGCATTCATAAATAAGGCAGCAGCCCCGGAGTCGCGGGTAGCAGGGACCAGCTTTGGATTTTTAATTTGGAGAGCGCAAAGGTTAGGGGTAAACTTCGTTGGAGAAGCAAATGCACCGTTGATTGTACCGTCTTCGCTACCGTCAGACCCTGGAGTTATACGGCACATGTCCCTAACACTTATGGGAGAACATATCTTCTTGTAATCATCGCTCGAGAATATAGACGAAAACGTGTCTGGCTCTCCAACGTATTGATACGTTTTCATCGCGAGCTTCAAAGAATCAGAGTCACCAGTTACTATATCTTTAAGAGCCTCTACGTTCTTCGACATGATAACTCCGCCCTCGGTGGCGTCGTTAAACGTCCTAGCTAATTTCTCGATCTCAGGTGTAGAGTCAAAATCAACGTTCCCAAACTTGTCTATCGTATTTTCATCACCGAACGCAAGGATCGAGGTGAATTTTTCTTTTGACACGATGCTATAGTACCGACCAAGAGCGGCTATTATGTCACCAAGTTTGGAGTCGTATATTGCCATTTACCCCACCAGGGCTTCTATCTGTCCAATGTTGACAGGAATAATTAATTCAATCCCAGCTGGAACTTGAAGACCCCACCCAATCCCACTAGCAGCAGCAATCACCCACCACAGGGTTCCGTCTCCGTAGTATTCACCAGCGATAATATCAAGACGATCATTTTCTACTGTGACCCTCTTGACAAAATCTAGTGCGCCTGAATTAACAGCTCTGTTTATAGCATAACCTGCGGAATACGTGCCATAAGACTTGCCGCCTTTTATGCGTGGAGATCTTTTGTATCTTGTTGGCATTATTATCCTCCACCTTCGCCGTCTTTGTCTATTGATTTAGCAAAGTTGTCGTAGTTCGCTGAACGATCATCGGTGACTTTCGAACTAACCTCTGGTGTTTTTGCACTGTTAAACGGACTTCTAATTCCACCCTTGTCATGATAATCTGTCGCCATCGGTCCCGCGAGACCTCCGACAGGATAGTTCATGGACCTCATCATACCATTACTATCCAGGCCTGGAATAATATCATGAATCGGGCTAAACGAAATCGAAATCGTCAACATCGTTGGAGCGCGACGTCCCAGCCCACTCATATCCCATTGTGCTTCATTCCAGTCGAAGTCCATGCTTGTTATAACACCCGCTAGTCCTCGGCCGCCGGCGGCTTCAAAAGATCGAACAATTGCGTTATTCTTGGGATCAAAGAATTTATCAACATCCTCTATTTGAGTGTCTAATGTGATTGCAGGATCAGCTGGTGTAAGCTTCTTGATTGTAGCTGGAATAGGCGCAAGATCATTCGACGTAACGACATAAGTGTGAAAATGTCCCTTGGCGCTTGCTGGTCCGTACGGGTCTGCTGCATCATCTTGATCTTCATACTGCACAAAATATTCCGCATAAGATGCCTCTAGTTCACCTTCGGCATCGTAACTTGAGTACACTTGCCTCTCTAGAATCTTAACCTTACCGGACGTCGTCGGACGAGATCTAAAAGCCTTTGAAGTTACATGATCACCGCCATCGGGCGGGTTCGTGTTATGAGTGTTTTGGCTTTTATCACCAGTTGAAGCAGCGGGAATTATCTTCCCAGCTTTAGTGTCATATGTCGTATAACCTGCTGAACTTGGCGAAAGTATCGCGTAGCCCCACGTCTCATCACCCGGTAGGTATCCATGGGCAACATCAGCAGCGGAGGCAGGTTCTGTTGAGAAGCGTGCCGTTCGTTCTTTGGTTGCGGCATCGAATGCTTCTTTATATTCTTTGTCAGAATCTGCTTTCGCAGAACTTACTGCGGACGCGGCAGATATATCAAAGCCAGCAGCGGCCAGTTCTTTATTGACTTCAGTACTCTTACCCTTCTCTGCGTCTGCCGGCGCAAGCTTTATCTCTGACAAACCGAATATCCTTGCGAGATTAAACCTGCTATAGTTACTCCTTACGACATCACCCACCCTTAGTCTTATGACTGGCGACGCCGTCGGGATCTGAGAGAACGGCATTACAAACTTCTTATCACCGGCTTTGACAGATTTCCCTGGTGAGAATGAAGGGTAAAGCATAGAGACGAGCTTGTTTACACTCCACCACATGGAATCAAAGTCGTCAGGTGAAGTAGACACAAGCGTCCATGATAAACTTATACTTCTTGTTGTGTCTTGGTAGATCTTGACCTTGTCTATCCTCCCATATCCCGCGCTCTCAGAGTATGACACGCTATATGAGTCTTTTAGATCATTCAAGAAGGCATGGAAGCTTATCACCTCGTTAGTACGAAGGTCATGAAAGTAGAAGGGACAATACTCTGCATCAAGTTCGTTTTCAATCAACTCTACGTCTTCTCTGCTATACCGGATCGAAGACTGTGCAGCATTCCCTTTAACACCCCTGTTGTTTCCACCCGGTCTCAGGTTATCGCCGTACGGAACTGGTGTTCTTGATTCGTCATCTCCAATTCTGGAGTGCAACTCTTGCATAAATGTCGGGTGGTACCCAAAAGCGGTAGCAGCATTAGTGTACTTCTCGTTTAGAAGCACAAGAGCTGGCGCCGATCGGTGTCTCCAAGCCTGTTTGTCACTCCCAGGCTGTCGGCTCATTTGGGTTCTCGTCTGGCCAGTCGTGCTTAGCGCGTTAAACTTCACATATTTGTTGTATGAATTCAGCCAAGCGTCGCCCATCGTCAAAATTGAAACGAAGAAATTCCAGGCAGGATATCTGTTCAAGTTCATTATCATATCGAAAATGGCTCGAGCGCCGTCTGGTCCGGATGTTGTGCCACTGTCCAGAGTCACAGTCTCCAACATTCTGTCTAAATCTCTTCTAACTACTCTCATCACGTTTGCGTAGTACCCAGATCCATAAAGCGCGTTGAACAGCACATCATCGCCAGATGCTGCAACTTCTGAAAACCATGCCGCGACGGAAGACATACCTGTTACAGCACTGACCTCAGGCAAGGGTGGAAAAGACGGGATCGGGGAAGGTGCCTCATCTGACGCATCGGGAAGAGCGGATGGCGGAATCTTCAACCAAGCAGCTAAACCGTATATCGCACATTTCCAAGCTGGACGATCTAGTCGAGGAAATCCTGCCTGCCGTAGAATACGGAGGATAGTACCTTCCTTATACCATCTTCCCTTCGCAAGGCTACGCGGAGACTTAGGATTGTGGGGTTTTTCTGTCGACTCTAAGAGTTCCACAAGGGTAATAAGTGCAGTAAACACTGCAGCACCTAAAAGATACTCACCAAGCGCCTGCACAGCTGTATTAAGGTTC